GAGTAGTTATTATAGGTGGAGGATGGTCTGGTGTCGCAACCCAGTTCAAAGTACATCATTAAATATAATCTGAACTGAGTTCGCATCATCATATTTAATTTCTTTTATTATCTGCTTTATTAATATTTGTTTTTCATTTATAGGAAGATCATAGAATATAGCTAGTACACCTTTTATTCTATTTTGAAATTCTGATAATGAAGAATTACTTTTTTGTATCAATAGAGCAGATCTTTCTAGGGTTAATAAATTTTGATTTAAAATAGTATTTTCCTCAGATAATTTATTTATTTTATCATTTATTATTTTAAGAGCACTACCATTTAGTATAAGAAGTTTTTCAGTTAATGTATCTATTTTTGATTGATTATTTTTTAATTTAGTTTTTAATTTAGATATAGAGCTTTTATATTCAATTTCTTTTGATGGATTACTCAAAAACTTTTTTAGTAGTGTTTTATCTATAGATACATCATTTAAAACATTTAATATAATATCTTCTAAATTTGTAACTCTAATGGCTTTAGAATCACATTCATTTGTTTTATTTTTTTTAGATGAGCATCTAAAGTAAAAAGTTTTAGTACCATCTTTTTTCATATGCCCTTGTGAGATAAACATACCACTACCACATTTACAGGTTACTAAGTGAGCTAAAAAAGAATTATTTGATATTCTAGGTTTGGCATCTGAACCACGTTGTTTTAAATTTTCATTAGCTTTTATCCATGTGGTAGAGTCAATAATACCTTCATGGCTACTAACTGCTACAAACATACCATTAGCGTTAAAAAGTTTCTTTCCATTCTTTTTAGGACGTCTTCCATATGCTAAATAACCTTTACCATTGATTTCTCCAAATACGTTGTATCCTATACTCTCTAGGTATAATTTAGACTCTAAATCTGATTTAATATAAATAGGATTAGCTATTATATTAGCGATTGTTTTATTACTCATATTAAGTTCTTTACCTATTTGGTAAGTTGTAAAGCCATCACAAGCAAGTGAAAATATTTTCTCTACTATATGTTTATTATCATTTATTAACTCAAGATAAGTTACTTTTTTGCCGCCTACAACTTCTTGCCTAGTAGTATATCCAGTAGGGGTAGTTCCGCCACTCCAACGACCAAGTTTGGCAAGTTCATTCATATTATCTCTAACTCTTTGTCTTATATTTTCCCTTTCCATATCAGCAAATCCTGCTAACATAGTCATCATCATTCTTCCAATAGGTGTTGTAGCATCGAATCCTTCTGTTATACTAACTAACTTAATATCATTTTGTTCAAGCTCATTATAGATATTAAAAAAGTCAGTTATATTTCTAGCTATTCTATCTACTTTATAAACTCCTATAATATCAAATTGTTTAAGTTTAGCAAATTGCATCATACGTTTAAATGCAGGTCTATTAGTATTACCACCACTAAAGCCTTCATCTATGAATGTTTCAAAATTACAATTATCATATTGATTTGAAAAGTAATTCTTACATAGGTTTATTTGATTTTTGATACTTTCTCCAGTATCTGTTTCTTTTGATTTTCTACTATATATAGCTATTTTCATATTTAGCCTCCTTTTAAAATTTATATATAAAAAGTTATTATGTTTGATTATAAACATTAAATGAAAAGCACAAGAATATTTTTATTATGTTTTTGGATTATATCTTCTTGGAATTTTAATAAATATTTCAAATTCTATAGTAAAATATAGTGCTATTATTATATGGAACAGACTGTAAAGCGAGAGGAGATTGTTCTATGAAACAAAAACATTCTAAAGCTCTATTAGTATCTGCTATACTAGGAACACTATATTCTATATATTTAATTAGTCACTGGGCAGATGCTATACTAAATACTAGTGGAGGACTGCAATCTTTAATAATGATTGCAATGTCAATATTTATTGCACATATAATATCATTAGTTTTAGCAACAATATTTAATTGGGTATCATACATTACTAATAAAAGAGGATTTGCCTTAACAGCTGGAATATTATATTTAGTAGCGGGAATAGTATTCTTGCCATATATTATATTTGTCATTCTAAGTATAGTCCTAAGTTTTGTAGGATATGTTAATCTTAAAAAGATAAATGAGACAAATAAAATTATAACGACGAAATAAATAATATTGCTTTTATTAATAGATGTTATGTATAACATCTATTTTTATACTTCTTTACTATAAACATTAAAAAACTCATCTAAAGAATGTATGTTCGCAAAGATTTGAAATTAAATACTAGAAGTCCTGAAACTTTTCGAGAACCCCTAGCGGATTAAATCTAATAATATAGTTATCTAATTCATACCAGTTACTATACTTTTGTTCATAATATGATAAAGCTTTAATTAGAAATTGATTAGTTACGCCTAAATAATCAGCTAACTCGTGATTAGGTATTCTTAATTTATACGCCTTAATTAATTTAGTTAATCCAACTAAAGATTTATAACTAAAATTACGAGCAGTATTTTCTTGTTTTAAATTTCTAATATCATCTAAGTTTGTTATATTTCCTATAGTATACTTAAAGTGTCCTAATTCTTCTAAAAGTACACAGAATTTTTCTTTCTCCGTACTTCTACTATTAATAATAATATTATTATTAATACACTTTCCACATGGAGTGTCTACGCCTAAATCTAGTTCGTAAACATTAATTCCTTGAAGATGGGCACTATTTAATAGTCTTTCATATCTTGTCATAAATACCAACCCCCATCTAAAAAATTATTTTTTATTCTTTAAGAAATCATCAATTATATTATCCATATTTTCTTTTTCTTCATCTGATAATCCATCATTATGGCAAGCAATAGGCATAAGATGTTCTTTACCAGGTTCTTCCCATATTTGTTTTTCTTTTTTAGGAAGTTCAGTTATATTGTTTTCTTTTTGATACTTAGGCATTTCTATTAGATCTTTTGTATATGTAATAACTTTATTTTTACCCTCATTATTTAATTTTCTTAAATCATTTATATGATTTTCTTCTTCTTTAGATAATTCATTATTGTCTTCATTTAAGCCTAAAAGCCATAATGGACTTACATCTAAAGCAGCAGCTATAATTCCTAATTTATCAACAGGCATATTTTTTATTGAACCAGTTTCATACCTTTGTAATGTAGATTTACTCATATTAGTTTTTGAAGCTAAATCTTGATAAGAAAGTTGTAGTTCTAACCTTCTACTTTGTATTCGATTCATTATATTTTTCATTTTTGAATCATTAAATAAATTTTCCATTTAATCACCTCATAACTTAATTATAAAATATTTTTTCATAAATGCAACGATTATTTTAAAAAACATAAAAAAAAGTTGCATAAATGGGTTGACTTATAAAAAAGAAGGTGCTATGATTTAATTATCCCAAATACGCAACGGAGGTGGGTTGATGATTTATAATAAATTAAAAGGGATTATGAAAGAAAGAAATTACTCTCAAAGTAAATTAGCTAAAAGTCTTAATATAACAACTCAAAGTTTAAATGCGAAACTTAATGGGCGTAGCCAATTTACTGTAAAAGAAGCATTTGAGATTATTTCTATATTAAATATAGAAAATTCAAATGATATAGTAGAAATTTTTTTTAAAAATAATATCCCAAAAATGCAACGAAGAGTTGGTTAGGAGGAATGCAAAAATGGATAATTTAATGATTTTTGATAACAAACCAGTTGAAGTGTTTGAACTAAATGGACAAGTTTTCTTTAATCCCAAACATGTAGCAGAATGTCTTGATATTACAGATGTAAATAGTAGTATTAGAAATTTCAATGAAAAACAAGTTATAAAACTTACAAATTCTAAAATGCATAATATGCACTTTAGAAAGTTACACAATACAGGAGAGAATTTTTTAACAGAAAGTGGAGTATATAAATTAATGTTTAAATCTCATAAGAAAGAAGCTGAGAGATTTCAAGATTGGGTTACTGATGAAGTATTACCGCAGATAAGAAAGACAGGTGGATATATTCCATTAGATGAAAACATGGATGATGAAGTATTTATGGCAAGAGCTTTAGAGATAGCCCATAGAACATTGAAGAAAAAAGAAGAATTATTAAAACAGAAAGATAAGGAACTTGAAGAAAAGAATAATTTTTTAAATCAAATATCAGCAAGTTCAAATTCTATTTTAGTTAGAGATGTAGCTCATTTAGCTACTAAGCAAAATATAAAAATTGGTGAGAAAAGACTTTGGAGAAAACTTAGAGATTGGGGATTAATTCAGAAAGGTTCAACTAAGCCAATGCAAAGAGCGTTAGAACAAGGATTATTTGAAAAATCAGAGTTTGTAATTCAAAGAAGTCATGGGGTGGAAACTAAGTTTACTACGAGAGTTACTGGAAAAGGTCAAGTTTATATAATAGATAGGCTTATTAAAGAAAGTGAAATGGCATAATAAAAAATTCACTATACAACCGTAACAAAAAAAAGAGACAAGCATAGTATATCTAATAGCAAAATTAAGAGGTGATGGTATGAAAAAAGGAGCGAAAGATACTTGCGTTATTAAAAGAGAAGGAAATACCATAACTGCTACATTAAATGGTTTAACAGCTACGGCTGTTCTACCAGAGGGCATAGAAAAACATTTAACTAAAGTATTATATGAAGCTTATGAGAGAAATAAGGATCTTGTTGATAGTAAGCTTGAAAAACTAGAAAGAGAGAAAAATATATATTAGGTATAAACAACTGAAGATGTGGAGTAATCCACTAGAGTATTTAGTTACATAAGTAAAATTATGTTAGTACAAATGTAACAAGGGGGTGCAAGTAGAAATGTTGACTTATCACGGAAGAGTAATAATGAGTGTTTTAATTATGGCAGGATTAACTTTTAGTACAGCATTAGGAATCTATGAGTTTAATCATGCTAATAGCAGTAAGAGAAGATTAACATATGGATTATTAAGTGTATTTAGTTTAATAAGTATGATTTTAGTATCAAATTTAATTTGATTTAGGAGGATTAGAATGAGTAAAGTATATTGTTTTATAACTGATGAGGATTATGTTATAGCAGAAAGGAATGGAATCTGTAGAAGCACATTAGAAAGTAGAATAAGAAAGCTTGGATGGAACAAAGAAAGAGCTGTGACAGAAAAGGTTGATAAGTTTAAGGCGTGGGCAAAGTTAGCCGAGGAAAATGGTATATCTAAAGAATTATTTTATATGAGGAAAAAGATAGGATGGTCTTTAGAAGCGGCAGCAACACTTCCAGTAATGAGTAAAGAAAAGATAATGAATAGAATACATGAGTGTAGTAGGAAATATGAAAAAGAATATGTAGAGTTAGCTAAAAAGAATGGAATTAAGTATAGAACTTTTGCAGCTAGAGTACAAAGATTAGGTTGGGATCCGGTTAGGGCAGCAACAGAAAAATCACAAAGATCTATAGAAAGGAATTAGTAAAAATGAAGTTTATTAAATATATTAAGAAAAAGATTGGACTTAATAAAATGAGTAAGAAAGATAGGGACATATTTATAAAAACTTTAACATTGGAGGAGTAGATGTGGATTATATTAACTTAGAAATTGCAAAGGAAGCGGCAATTATTTACTTTGAAGAAAATATTACAGCTGATGAAGCAATAAAAAAGGTAAAAGAAAAGTACCTTGACACCGACCAAAGTATACAAGGTACAAATTCTAATGAAATTACTTTTAAAGATATTTTACCATCAAGTGTAGATTTAGACAATGGAGAAATTTATGACAAATTAACTGGAGAAACGATAAGAGAATTATAGGAGGATTTTAATATGAATTTATGGCAAAAGCTTATTGAAGTTAGAAAAAAGATAGATAATTTTGTTAAAGATACTAAAGGATATGGTTATCAATATGTTAGTGGTAGTCAAGTTCTAGGAAAGATAAAACCTAAATTAGATGAATTAGGGGTAATTCTTAAGGTTGAAACTGATGATATGGTTTGGACAACCTATGATTATACAAGTTCTAAAGGGGAAGGAAAAACAGACTTTGTAGTAAGTGGAAAGGTTAAATATACATGGATAAATGCAGATAATCCAGAAGAACGAGAAGAATGTAGTTTTGATATATTTGGGCAACAAGATGATATATCAAAAGCATTTGGAAGTGGTTTAACTTATTCAGAAAGATATTTTATACTTAAAAGCTTACAAGCTCCAACAGATAATGATGATCCAGATAGTAGGGATACAAGAGGGAAAGTTGGTAAAAATAATAGTGAAACATATAGATGTAATTCATGTGCTAAAGAAATACAATACAACGTAGCTAAATTTTCATATCAAAAATTCGGTAAATCATTATGTATGGATTGTCAAAAGAAAGAAGGGAAGTAGAAATGTATAACTTTAAAATTGATATAAGAGAAAAAGATAATAGTGTTATTTATGGCGTAGAAGCAGGCGGACATTATGAACTTTATATCGAGGATGGAGATACTAAAATTAAACTAACACTTTCTTATGAACAATTAGATAAAACTATGGATAGCCTTTTAGAGCAATGCGGAGAAAAGAGTTATTCAGAATTACAAGAGGAAAATGATAGATTAAGTGAAGAGAATGATGAGTATAAGTATCAAAAAGAATTAGATGAAGAGTATGAAGATTATAAAAGGGAAAAGTATCGTGAAGATGGACCTTTCTAAGTGAGGTGATTAAATGGCAGGATGGCAGAAAGTTTATAGGGATATAACAAGTCATTGGCTATGGGAAGATAAACCATTCAGCAGAGGACAAGCTTTTATTGATCTCCTGCTTATGGTTAATCATCAAGATAAGAAAATATTATTCAATGGGGATTTAATAGAGGTAAGAAGAGGTTCAAAAATAACTTCATTAAGGAAGCTTAGTGAGGAATGGGGTTGGAGCACTAAAAAGACCAAAAAATTTTTAGAACTTCTTGAAAAAGATAATATGATAACAGTAAAAAGTGATAATAAGAAAACACTCATAACCATTGAAAACTATAGCCTTTACCAAGATAGTGGAAACACAGAGGAAACAGAAGAGAAACAGGAAGGAAACAGTGAGGAAATTCAAAAGAAAAACAAAGGAAATTCAAAAGAAAACCAAAAGAAAACAAACAAGAAAGATAAAGAAGGTATTAAGAAAGATAATAAGGGAAAAGAAGGGGAAGAAAGGAAAGAAGATATATTTAAAACTAACATTCTAACCTTTCCTTCTCCAATATATGAAAGTATATATAACTTAGTTGGTGATGTTGGATATAGAACATGGTTTATAAAAAGTGAAATATCAGAAGATGATACTGCTATAAGTATTAAAGCCAATAGTGATTTTGAAAAAGGAATAATAATATCAAAATATATTCCTAGATTAGAACTAGAGTTTAATAAAAAAATAGAGGTAAGTTAATTTATGATATCAGAAAGGATATGAAGAGTATGAATGAAGTTAAGAGAGTAAGTACTAAGGAAAAGTTGTTCACAATAGAATTAGAAAAAATACAAACAGTTGAATTGTATATAAATGCTGAAACATTAGATGAAGCACTTAATAAAATAAAAACAGATGAGTTTTCCTTAGAAGAAGAAAATGTTATATCAGAGCATTATGATACAGGAAATTATGAATTAATAGATGTTGAAGAAGTAAAGTAGCTTAGAAATTTTAGAGAAAGGATAAATAAATGAATAAAGAATATTGTGATATATGCAGTAAAAACCATTTAGTAGAAACGCACCATATCGTTAAGCGTGGACAAGCTAAATATTTAGAAAAATGTAAATTAAATCTTATAGATTTATGCTATGAACATCATCGCGGAACTAAAGGTGTACATGGTAAGTGTGGAAGTAAATTAGATCATGAACTTAAGGAACAATTTCAGAATGACTTAAAACTGTTATTTGGATCAGATATCTATTATACAGTAGATCAAATAGCAGATAAGTTAGACATAAGTTTAAAAGATGCAAATGGGCTTGTAAAGTTTATATTACCCAATATAGATAAATATAAGGGGGAAGATATTATAAGGTCATGTATGGGCGGAAAATTAGTTTTAGGAGGAATAGATTAATGAAGTTAGATTTAGGAGATTACAAAATAGAAAGTGATGAAAAACAGTTTATAGTTCAAGCTAAAAGTATTATTAGAGAAAGTAGACTTACAAAAGAGGAGAATGTAGGGAAAGAGATTTTTAAAATAGTTGCATATCTACCAACTTTACCAAAGTGTCTAAATTTTATAGCTAATAAGGTGGTTTTAGATAATGATGATATAAATACTATAAAAGATAAGTTAGACAGCTTACACAAAGAAATTTCAAAGCTAAATCAAGTGTTAGAGGTTTAGATGAATTATAAAGAACAATATAAGCAAGATGTTATTTTATATAACAGTGTAGCAAATAGATATAGAAATTTAAAAGAGAATGATATTTTAGGAGCTTATCAGTTAATGAAAGATAGTCACATTCTTTCTGAAAGATGGAGTGTTATAAGAGAAGAATATAGAAAGCTCTTAAAGCGTGGAGAAAAGTCAGAGGAAAAGGACAGGCTAGAGGATATGTATAGATTTTTAAAAGAAGTTCATACAGATTCTAGAATGGTTTGGAAATATGCCAAAGAAGGCTTTAAAAATAAGGAGGATTATTAAAATGGAAAACATGATTAATTTAGAAACATTTGCAGGTGGAGCATTAGCAGAAAAGGTAAATATAGCTTTAAAACAGGTATTAGAAAATATATCAGATCCAAATACTGATTATGGTGTAAAAAGAAAATTAACTATAGATATGACATTAGTTGCAGATGAGTCTAGAGATTTAGCAGAAGTTGCTATTGTGGCTAAACCTAAGTTGGCACCAAGTAAAGCATTATCAACAAAAATTGTTATTGGAACAGATGGAAAAGGTGGAATATTAGCAAGTGAATATAAGAAACAAGTTCCAGGACAAAGCGTAATGAGAGTAGATGAAAATACAGGAGAAGTTCTTACAACAGGAGAAGAAAAAACAGTTAACTTAGAAGGAATTAAATTAGTTAAATAATAAAATTTATATAAATTGAAAGGTGGAAAATAAAATGATAAACAAAGAAGCAATAGAGTATTTAGTAAACTTAGGAGAAAAGGATGATCCAATAATTCAATTAGCACAAGGAACATATTCAAGAGTAGGGTTAAGTAGAGTTACAGAGCCAGTAGCGAGTTCACTTACAGTATCAACACTTACAGGATTAGTTGATTATATAAAAGGCAATGTAGATAAATTAAAAGGTGAATTACTTATACAAGTAAAATCAGAGGAAGAAGTAAGATTATATAGTCCTTTAAATGAAGATAGAGAAAGAGAAGTGTATATTAAAGCACAAGCTATATTACCTAATAATGTTCGTTATGACCAATTTATAGATACAGAAAGATTTAATATTATGGTTCAAAGTAGTTTTGTAGAAGTAGGAGATAAAAAGGCATTGCTACAATATACAGGCCTTGTACAAGATGAAAATGTAAAGAGTATAGGTGATGATGGAGTAAGTCAACAGGTTACAGTTAAGACAGGCGTAGCAAGTGTAGGACAAGCAATAGTACCTAATCCAGTAAGTTTAGCACCTTATAGAACATTCCCAGAAGTAGAGCAACCAATGAGTAAGTTTATATTTAGAATGCAAGATGGTCCAAGAGCAGCAATATATGAAGCTGATGGAGGAGCATGGAGAAATGAAGCTATTAATAAAATAAAAGAGTACCTATTAGAAGAATTAGAAGGTATAAGTAATATTAAGATAATAGCATAATAACAAGGATTAAGGACATATGAGGGTACAATTTTACTATTGTATTCTCATATGATAATCAAATGATAGAAGGTGCGTATATTTGAAGAATGAGGGAAAGAGATTCGAGGAAGATTTTAAAAAGTCAGTTCCAGAAAAGTATTTTATATATAGATTTAAAGATGGTACAGCAAACTTTAAAGGAACTAAAAATGAAAATGTAAGATTTCAAGCACATAATATTTGTGATTTTCAAGTAGTTACAGAAAATAAAGTTTTTCTATTAGAACTTAAGAGCTATAACGGTGTAAGTATTCCCTTAAGTGGAATAAGAAAAACTCAATTAGAAGAAATGTTAAAGGCTAGTAAGTATAAAAGTATAGAACCTTATTTTATGTTTAATTTCAGACCTTTACAGAAGGTTTATGCTGTTAAGGTAGAAAATGTACAAGAGTTTATAGAAAAGGCAGAGAGAAAGAGCATACCTGTTAAATGGTGTATAGAAAATGGAATAGAGATTGATGGAATTAAAAAGAAAGTTAGGTTCAAGTATGATTTAGAAAAGTTTTTTATGGAGGATATTTAATTATGGAAGATGTACAAGTTATGGGATATGGAATGGAGTTTACACTAATTAATTTAAAGTTAAAGAATGAAAACCAAATGATGTATGATTTTGTGATATTAGATTTATATACTAGCGAATTAAGTAAGGGATTTAAAGTCAAAAGAATAAACAAGACAACTAGAAAAGGGACAAAGGTTAATTATGAATCTATAAAAGATAGAAAGGATCTTGAAGATTATATGAAGTTAGTCAATTCTAAGATTGAAGAATTTAAAGGAAAATATAAAGAGGCAAAAAGTAATGAGTAAATTAAATATAAGATTAAGTTATAAAAATGCATGTATATTAAAACATGCATTAAGAGATCAAGTGGAAACAACACAAATATTTTTAGAAGGTCCAGGAGTGGTGGAGTTCTCAAAAGAATATTTAGATAAGATGGAAAAAGAATTAAAAGAAGAAAAAAGAGCTTTAGTGGCTATGGAAGAAGCGATGGTTAATGCTACGGAATGTCATGGATGTAGTTGGTATAAGCCGAGTTCAAAATAATAAGATGTTTCGCAATATGAGGAAAATGTAAAATTTACAAAGTGTTCTTTTAAAATTGAATATACGGTATTTACAAAATTGAGTAAGTTAAGTGTATAATATAATTATATATTAACTTAGGGGGAAATAAAATGAGTTTAATGCTTGAAAGCAGTATTAATAGTATTAATAGTATTAATACTATTTTGAAAGGGTCAGCAAAAAAGTTAAAAAAAAATCCTAAGGAAAGGAAAATTATTTTAATTATATCTTCAATATTTATAATTTTATTGGGATTAGGATTATTAATTAATTATATATTTTTAAATTCGAATGAAAATATATTTGTTATATTGATGATGTTACTATTTGTATGTAGTTTAATATTTTTGATCTGTATTATGTCATATCTTGATATAACTGAAGACCCTACAAATAAATATTTAGAAGCACTAGCCAATGAAAGAATTAAATTAAATGAAAAAATTGAAACTAAAAATAATGTTATGGATGTTATTAAAATAAATCTTAATCAATTAAATGAGTACTATACAATTAATAAGGCACAAGCTAAGAGAAGTTATTCTTCTAGTATAGCTATGATAACAATAGGATTTATTTTGCTAATTGGTGCAATTATTCTTTGGATATTTGGAAAAGTGGGATTAAATATTACTATAATAGCTACTTTATCTGGATTGATATCAGAATTCATAGGAGCTACATCATTATTATTATATAAAGAGAGTACTAAACAAATACAATTGTTTTTTGAAAAGCTTTCTTACTTACAACATATTATGTTGGCTGTAGAATTAAGTGAGCGATTAAATGATGATAAAAAAGAAGAGGAAATTGCTATTATTATATCATCGCTTATAGAAAAAAAATAAATTTTATCATTTTTATTATATAGAAAATACCGTATTATTCAAAATGAATTTACGGTATTTTTTTGTTTGTAATTTAAAGATTAAATGAGGTAAATGAAATTTAAGTTCTCAATGGGCAGATAAAGTGAAGTTCTAATTAAGTTATATTCTGGCTAGGAAATAATTTTAAATATGAAAGGATGTGATGTACCCCCATCACATTAAATATATAGTACAGTACACCTAGCCAGTTTATATAAATGAGGTGAAGAAAATGGATAGAAGGATTATTTTTAGGGGCAAAGGTATTGATACCGATGTGTGGTTTTATGGAGGATATACTACAGAATGGAATGATGAAGGTGAAGACAATATTTATATACTTGATGGTTTTCATGCTGTGCCAGTAAAGAAAGAAACCGTAGGACAATATACAGGATTAAAAGATAAGAACGGAAAAGAAATATATGAAGGGGATATATTAAAGTACAACCATGAATCAGTAGGTGAATTAATTAGAGTAGTGAATTATAAGTATGGAATGTATGGCGTAGAGGGAGGAATAATAGGGATAGAGGGAACGGTAGTTACAAGAAAACACATTCCTTTTGCAAATATTTTGACATATAAATATGAAGTTATAGGGAATATATATGAGAATCCAGAGTTATTAAAATAAGGAGGTATTTATGGAAACTAATTTATTAAGTGAAGAAGAGCTACTTAAAGATACAGAAGAAAAGCTTAAGACTTATTTTAAAAGAGAAAAGATATTAAAAACATTAGATATAAGAATTGAAAAATTAAAAGAAAGAATAAATAAGATAAACAATGATTTAAGAGAAGTAAATATTAGTATTCCAGAAGAAAGCAGAACTATTACTTATGAGGAAAGAGTACAAACATCAGGTACAGGAATAAGTTATGCTGAAAGTTCTGTTATGAATATAACATCAAGAATGCAAAAGATATTAGAAAAGAGCAAATTAGAATTAATTGATCTTGAGGAAAGAAGATTTAATATAGAAACAGATAATGAAGTAATAGAAGATAATATTAAAGAATTAAATGATGAGTTAATGGAAATAATTAAGCTTATATATGGCAAGGGAAGGACAGAGGAATTTGTTGCACAGAAATTAAAAATAGATAGAAGCAATGTAAATAGAAGAAAGATAGCTATATTAAGAAATGTAGAGCATTGGTTTTATTGGTTTAATAGAAAATAGCGCACGAAAATCGCACAGAAGTTGCACAACATTGTTTACAAAAAGCAGTATACTAAGTATATGGACAGGATAAAATTTCTTGTGCGTCCTCCTGATTAATAGATAAGCAGGGTTTAATGCCCTGCAATATGGAAAGTCACTAGATAGGAGTGCTTAAAGAAGGTTCGAATCCTTTGCTTTCCTGCATGACCTCTCATAAATTCTCAATACCCAAAATAGGTAGGATTAAATTCCTACCAATATGTCGATGTAGCGTAATGGTAGAGCACTAGGGACGCGTCGTAAAAAAGACTAGAGGGAGTTGGTTCAATTCCAACCATCGGCACCATTAATAAAGACTAATAGTAGGGGTTACAACGTGCTATTAGCGTAAGTTTACTAAAGAATCTAGTTTAGGCTAGGTTCTTTTTTATTGAAGGGAAAACAAACTCTTTTGTAGAATATATTTATAAAGGAGTGAGAAGATGAATAATTTAACATTAATAGCATGGGGAACAAGCATACTGGTTTTTGTAGCCTTTGTAGGTATTTTTATAGGAATTAAAATACATTCAAAAGATATTAGTTCTAAAAAAGAAATTAAAGAACTCTTAAATATAATAGCTTCATTGAAATTGAGAGTATTTGATCATGAAAAGTACATATTAAATAAGGATGGAGTTTATATACCAGAGGATATGGGAGAATATTATTTTAAACAAACTTGGGGAACACTTGATAATAGTACAAGAAAAATAATTAATGATGAATATAAGATGGTTTGCCCATCTAGTATACCTCTGTGGAAATATTTTTTATATTCTTACAGACCCAAAATAGAAGTAGTGAGAAAAATAGAATTAAAAAAGATTGATTCACTTGAAGAGCTAATTAATCTTTCGACTGAAAGCGTAGAAAAATTAGAAAAGAGTATTAGTGATTTAGAAGCTATATCTAAAAATTATTCAAATATTAAAAAAACTATAGGAAAGATTGATGAATCAACAGATAAAATTGATAGAGATATGCAAGAAATAGAGGAAGAAAATTAATAGTATATAAAATAAAGGACTCTAAATAGAGTTCTTTTTATTTTACATAGAAATGAGATGAAAATATATGTATTTAATAAGATTTAAGATATTTTTGAGTAGGAAAAAATTAAAGCTATTAAAAAATGATAAAACACCATTAATAATAAAGAAAAAATTAAGAGATAGTATAAGAAAAAATGTGTTGAAAATATCAATGAAATTACTAATTAAAGAAATAATAGATTTAGAAGATCTAAAGCACTTAATAAATAAATAATAGTTGCTATCTAGCAATAATACTTAATTAAAATGTAAGTATATATTATGAATAAAATTTTTAGTTTGGGATATAATTAAAATGTCTATAAATCTATTAATTAATTCAGGACCCTAAATGAATAAAAAATCACTAAAAGCACTCATAGAAATATGGGTGTTTTTATTTTAAATGTAATTAATCTAGGTGGAAATTGATAAAGCTCCTTTAAAGGGGATTTTATACTTTTTATAGAATATAAAAAAATAAAAGTATAAAGGTGGGCAAGGGATGATTAAATTTAAAAATGTTATTCAAGAAGTAAAAGAAGTAAAGTCATATGAGGAGGCGTTTCAACATTTTAAAAATGTACATACACTTTTAAAATTAGCAATAAAAGATAAGAGAGATATAATAGATATAAAAGATGAACTGGTTGAATATAGAGGTAAAAAAATTATAAAAACAACTATTATATTAGGTGAAAGAACAATATTATTTACATAGTCAAATTGAACTCTCGTAATGAGGGTTCTTTTTATTTTGGAAAGAAGGTGAAATAATGAATATACAAGGAAAAATAAATAAGTTAATAAAAGGATTAAATATTTATGGATATATATACTTAGTAAATAGAGAACAATTTGTAAGTAATAAAACAGGAAATGTATGTACTGTATATAAGTTATTTCACTTAATAGATGTTGAAGAGTATAACGAAATGTATCCGGATAATAAAAAAGATTCTAATAAGTATTCTAAAGTTAAGGTAGAGGTATTAAGTACTTTTAAACAACAAGAAATACTTTTAAAATTAGTTGAGATATATAAAGAAGTAGGTGGAGCGGATGGATAATAAAAAGCTTACACCAAAACAGAAGGCATTTGCAGATTGTTATATTGAGTTAGGGAATGCAACAGAAGCAGCAAGAAGAGCAGGATATAGTAAGAAAACAGCAGCAGTAATAGGAACAGAGAACCTAATAAAACCTAATATAAAACAATATATAGATGAACGTCTAAAAGAAATAGAAGATAAGAGAATAGCAAAAGGTGAAGAAGTCCTTCAATACTTAACAAAGGTTATGAGAGGAGAAGAAAAAGACCAATTTGGATTAGATGCATCACTTCAAGATAGGACTAAAGCAGCAGAGCTATTAGGTAAGAGATACAGGCTATTTGTTGATAAGATTGAGAAGGATACAAACTTAAATGTTAATTCTACAGCTAAACTAGATTCTATATTAAATCAATTAGAGGATGAAGATAATGAGTGAAGAGTATAAGTTATCTCCAAAGTATAAAGCGTTTTTAAAACATAATGCTCCAGTAGAATTCTTAGAGGGTACAACAGCAGCAGGGAAAACAACAGTAGGAATACTTAAGTTTATGTTAAAGGTTGCTAATTCACCTAAGAAAATGCACGTTATAGCAAGTAAAACTACTGGTGTAGCTGAAAAGAATATAATACAAAAGGAATATGGAATTACTGATGTATTTGGTGATTTAGTTAAATACAATGGTAATGGTGATAAGGATAATAAAATACCTCATATTCTGTATCATACACCTTCAGGAGATAAAGTAATTTATATTCTAGGTTATGATAATGCTGATAAGTGGAAGATGTCCCTAGGTTCTCAATTTGGATGTGTGCTTATAGATGAGGTTAATACAGCAAGTATAGAGTTTGTAAGAGAGATATGTACAAGAAATGATTATCTTATGGCAACACTTAATCCAGATGATCCTAACTTACCTATTTATTCAGAGTTTATTAATTGTAGTAGACCATTAGAAAAATATAAAAGTGATGTTCCAAAAGAAATAATGGAGCAATTAAATTCAGAACCAAAGCCTAACTGGACTTATTGGTTCTTTTCTTTTTATGATAATGCATCTTTAAGTGATGAAGATATAGAGAAGAAAAAGACAAGTGCTCCTAAAGGTACAAAGTTGTATAAAAATAAGATATTAGGTTTAAGAGGTAGAGCAACAGGACTTATATTCTCTAACTTTGAAAGAAAGAATAATGTTATATCTAAAGATTATGTTGTTAAACAAATAAAAGATAATAAATTAAAGTTTGTTCAATTTACAGCAGGACTTGATACAGCATATTCTCAGAATAGTCCAGATACATTTGCATTTACTTTCCTAGGTATTACAGATAAGAAAGAGTTAGTAATGTTAAATGAAGAGGTATATAACAATAAAGATTTAGAAATACCATTAGCACCTAGTGATATAGCTCCTAAGTTCTTTAGATTCTTAGAGAAGAATAGAAAGGAGTGGGGATTTGCTAGAGATGTATTTATAGATTGTGCTGACCAAGCAACAATAACAGAACTTAAGAAGTTTAAAAGAACTAATGCATGTATGTATAACTTTATTAACTCTTATAAGAAGGTAACTATATTAGATAGAATACATTTAATGTTAGGTTGGATAAACGTTAATGGCAAAGTATTTTATTATGTTGTAGATACTTGCAAAGAGCATATAAGAGAGTTGGAGTGCTATTCATGGAAAGAAGATAAGTATGAGCCAGAAGATGCTAATGATCATACAATTAACTCTGTACAATATGCATGGATACCATTTAGAAAGATGATAGGAGATTATAAGGAGGAATAGAAGTGGGGTGGTTTAAGAATATGTTAACACAAGCAGCAATTAAATATTTAAATGTTCAACCAGCATTAACGAATCCTATTACTATACAAGAAGCTTATACTTATGAAACTAACTTAATTAGGAATAAGCTTTGGTATAGGGGCGAACCTTATGAGCTGGACCAGTTCTTTAAAAATGTATCGAGTGATCCAGTAAATAAAGCTAGGTTTTGGAGTGCTGTTCCAAGTGAAGATTTAAGTATAAGAAAAATACATAGTGGATTACCTGCAATGATAGCTGATAAGTTAAGTGATATAGTTGTGGCTGATTTAGATAGTATAGAAGTTGCTAAAGAAAGTGACAATGATATTTGGGAAGAGATAAGAAAAGATAATAAGTTTGATGATATGCTAGGTGATATAATTGCTACAGCTTTAGTTAGTGGTGATGGAGCTTTTAAATTATCTATAGATACTGATGTATCTCCTTATCCTATAATAGAGTTTTTTGATGGTGATAAAGTAGAGTATGTAACTAAAAGAGGAAGGCTACAAGAAATAAAATTCTATACATTCTATGTTAAAAATAATAAGCAATATAAATTGGCTGAAACTTATGGCAAAGGATATATTAACTATAATTTGTACGATAGTAATGGTGATGAAGTGCCTTTGAATATCTTAGAGGAAACTAGAGAGCTTGTTGATGTAACATATAAAGATGATTTTATAATGGCAGTTCCATTAATGTTCTTTAAGTCTCCTAAATTTGATGGAAGAGGTAAAAGTATATTCGATAATAAATCAGATTCCTTTGATGCATTAGACGAAGTTATATCACAATGGATAGATGCTATTCGTGATGGAAGAGTACAAAAATATATTCCAGAGGATTTAGTACCTAAAGATCCAATGACAGGAAACTTAATGAAACCTAATCCATTTGATAACAGATTCTTAAAAGTAGGTTCGAGTCTTGCAGAAGATGCAAAGCATGAGATAGATATGAAGCAAGCTAATATAAACTATGAAGCTTATGTTGAAAGTTATTCTAATGCTATTGATATGTGCTTACAAGGTATTATAAGTCCTAGTACATTAGGAATAGACCTTAAGAAAACAGATAATGCAGAAGCTCAACGTGAAAAGGAAAAGACTACTTTATATACTAGAGGAAAGATAGTTGATATATTAACAGAGATTATCCCGCAGTTAGTTAATATAGTTTTAAAAACTAATGATGTATTAAATAAAAAGAGTACTGAAGAATATGAAGTAAGTATTATCTTTGGAGAATATGCAAGTCCTAGCTTTGATGCAGTAGTAGAAACTGTAGGTAAAGCTAAGAGTTATGGTGTAATGTCTATAGAACAATGTATAGATGAAATGTATGGAGATACATGGACAGATGAAGAAAAGGAAGAGGAAATTAAAAGAATAAAAGAACAGAATGGCTATCTTGAAGCTGATGAACCAAAGGCAGTAGATGATGAAGATTTAAATTCAGAGGTTGATGAAGATGGACAAGAAGAATAATCCATCAAAGTTAAGTGAAGTACTTGAAGGCATAACAAAGAAAAAAATATTAGAAGATCATAAAAATGAAAGAGATAAGTCTTATGACATAAGAAAGATATTTGAAGAAATAGAACTCGCTTTAATATCTTCTATGCATAGGGCTTTTTATTTTCATAAAAAACAGCAGCAAGATGAAGGATTTAATTGGGAGCAATGGCAACGTACTAAACTTAGAGGTTTGGAGAAGTACAGAAAAAGAAATAAAAAGATAGTTGAAAGTTATAATAAGCCTATCCAAGAAGCTATAGATAGAGAATTAGAGGATAAGTTTATTAGTGGTCAACAGTATGTAGAAGATTTAGTTGAGAAGGTTAAGGTACAGTTTCCAGAAGATATAAAGGAATCTCAAACAGTTAAAGAATATATATCAAATGAGTTAGGAAAAGAAAGCAAGCCTCCTAAAGAAACTAACTTCTTCGGAGTAAATGAAAAGAAACTTAATGCACTACAAGAAGTTGTAACAAAGGATTTAAATAAGGCTCAATATTCCGTTCTTAGAAAGATGGATGATGTATATAGACAAACTATATTTAAGACTCATATGTACTTACAAAGTGGAACTAAAACATTAAATCAAGCTATAGATATGGCTACTAAAGATTTTTTAGATAAAGGTATCAATAGTATAGTTTATAAAGATGGTAAACAAGTTAATATTGCTAGTTATGCAGAAATGTGCTTAAGAACAGCAAGTCAAAGGGCAACATTCTTAGGAGAAGGTAAGAAACGTGATGAGTATGGAATACATTTAATAGTTGTATCAGCTCATGCAAATACTTGTAAGATGTGTGAGCCTTGGCAAGGAAAAATATTAATTGATGATGTATTTAGTCATGGAACTAAAGAAGATGGAGAATATACATTACTTAGTAAGGCTATAACAGAAGGTTTATTACATCCTAACTGTAGGCATACATTAATAACATACTTTCCTGGAATAACAAGACTTCCAGTAGTTCCAGATGGTAAGGAAGCTATTAAACTTTATGAAAAGGAACAGAAACAAAGATATTATGAAAGAGGATTAAGAAAATGGAAAAGAATAGAGGCAGGATCAGTTGATGCTAAACATGTAAATGATGCATCAAAGAGAATTAAAGATATAAAGAGTCAATTAAATCAACTTTTAGAAGATAATAAACAGTTAAGAAGATCATCTCAAAGAGAAATAAATAGTAATACTGTTGAAAAAGTTGGTGAAAATGATAAACTTAGTAGTAGAAAGTGGTTAAAATCTAGCTTTGCAACTCAAAAGAAATTTGATAAGCATATAGAAAAACATTTATCAGAATATGGTGATATAACTCCAGAAGAATACTTAAATATATCTAGAGATTTATTAGCAGCTCAATTAAGTAAGGATATAGAAGGATTTGCTAGTAAAGATGGGTTTATATTTAAATATAGGAAAAGTACAAATGATTTTGCTGTAGGAAGAGCAGATGGGAAAATATCAACTGTATTTAAGCCTAAAGAAGGTTATGAATATTGGTTAGAACAAATGAAAGCATATAAGGAGTGATGAAAATTGAAATGTCCAGTTTGTAATAAAGAAGTAGATATGTTTGATATTTGCGATAATTGTAATTATCAAAATAGTGGACTAGATGAAAAGTTAGATGGACCAATAGGACCTAATAAAATGACATTAAGAGAAGCAAGAGAAGCGTATAAAAATGGTAAAGAAATAAATTAAAAAGTACTAGCTAATTTTAATAGTATGTGCTTTTTATAAATAAATTATTTGTTATTATAGATTTGGTATGTTGGAAGTGATATTTTTTATAGTATAACTAATTGTAATAACTTTTTTTAAAATTAGTCAATTACTTAAAATAATAAATTATGTAAGAGGGGATTTAAAGTGGGTATATATGATAAAAGTAAGTTAGATAGTGAGCAAATACTATTTAAATATATGGATTTAGAAAAGTTCTTAAGTCTAATTGTTAGAAATGAGATATGTTTTTGTAATCAAAAAGTCTTAAAGAAAATTGACCCATATGAAGGAGCAATAATAAAAAGTGAATTAGTACAGGAATATATGGCTATGACACTATTAGAAAGTTGTAAGGATCAAGATAGGTTTGATTATATCAATATTGAAACTCCAAATGAAAATATCAAAATTGATCTTAATAATATAGAGAATTATAAGATATATAATGATGAAATTTTTTATATTGATTGTTGGCATATAAATAAATATGAATCTTTGGCAATGTGGAGAGTCTTTTCAAATAATAAAAATAGTATTGCCATAAGTACTACCAAGGATAAATTAATCAAAAGTATAATAGATATTGATAAGAATATTTATCTAGAAAAAGTATTATATAATGATTTAACTACAGATAACCAAATAATAGATTCGCCTGTACGTAAAATAAGACTAGATGATAGGACTCTTCATATTAAGTCAGGAGATAACTTTAATTGGAATATTAATACTGGATTGCTAAGAAAAGCAAAATATTATGAATATGAACATGAATTAAGAGTATATTTTGAAGATAGGAATAGTGCTGAATTAGTTAAATTTATTAAAGTAGATTTAAATAGTTTAATAGATGAAATTATTATATCGCCTGATTGTGATGAGTGGTTTGTTGATATATTAAATGATATTCTAAGAAGATATTCTATAAATAAAACAGTGAAATTTTCTGATATTAGAGGAAGAGGGTTTATATTATCAGATGAAGAAAAAAGAAAATTAAAAGAAATTACAAATAACTTACAATTCCGTCAAGTAAATAATTAAATAAAAAAGTCTTATTAAGTTAAGGCTTTTTTATTTTGCCCAAAACTTGCTTAAGGCGTTAAAAGGTGCATGGAATTAACAGCCGACAGGCTATAAATGGAGGTAGTTATGTTTATAGTAAATTGTAATTTAAGAAAAAGACTAGGAATGTATTTAGCTGCTGATGATGGAGCAGGAAATGGTGGAGAAGGTTCAGAAGCTAATCCAACTGATAATTCAAATGGAGAAGGTGAAGGAACAGAAGAAACTACACCAGAAGAAAAGACTTTTACTCAAGCTGATGTAGACAAATTAATTAAAGAAAGGGTTGCAAGAGCTAAGAAGGGACAACCAAGTAAAGAAGATTTAGAAGCCTTTAATACTTGGAAAGAAAGCCAAAAGACAGAAGAAGAAAAGAAAAATGAAGCTTTAACTAATGCAGAAAAGGCTAAACAAGATGCAGAAGAGAGAGCTTTAAATGCAGAAACTAAAGTAACTTGCTTATCTAAAGGTGTTATAGCAAGTTCAGTTGATGATGTTGTTATATTAGCTAAAGCTATGGTTACTGATGAACTTACAATAGAACAGGCTATTGATAAAGTTTTAGAGAAATATCCAAACTTTAAAGGTGAACAACAAAAGAATAATGAAGAGGAAAGCAAAGGTTTTAAAATTGGTGCTAGTGCTGAAAAGCAAAAAGGAAATGTTGATGATGTATTAGCAAGGGCCTTTGGAAATAAATAATTTTAAATTTAGGAGATGATTAAATGGCAGTATACAGTTATGCTGAACAATTTGAAAGACAATTACAACAAAAATATGCAAGGGAATTAACTTCATATGCATTAGAGCAATCTAACCCACAAGTTAAGTTTACGGATGCTCAAACTATTAAATTACCTAATATTACAGTAAGTGGCTATAAGGATCATAATAGGAGCACAATGGGATTTAATGCAGGTTCAATGTCAAATGATTGGGAACCAAAGAAACTATCTCATGATAGAGATATTGAACTTGCAATAGATCCAATGGATGTTGATGAAACAAATTTGACATTAGAGATGGCTAATATTCAAAATGTTTTTGAAACAGAACAGGCAATACCAGAGAAGGATAGCTATAGATATTCTAAACTTTATGCAGAAGCTAAGACATATAAAGTAAATGGTGCGGTTATAGATAACACTGTTTTAACTACAGCGAATGTATTAGATTGGTTTGATACTCAAATGGAAAAGATGGATGATGAAGGTGTTCCAAGTGAAGGTAGAATACTTTATGTTACACCAGCTATTAACAAATTACTAAAAAATGCAGAAGGATTAACAAGAAATATTGATGTTAATAAAAATAATGGGAATATAGATAGAAGAGTATATTCATTAGATGATGTTAGTATTACTAAGGTTCCAAGTTCAAGAATGAAAACCAAGTATGACTTTACAAATGGATGTGTTCCTGCAAGTGATGCTAAACAAATCAATATGATACTTATACACCCATCATGCCAAGTAACAAGAAGTAAGTATTCTTATATTAAAGTATTTACTCCAGGCACGGATTCAAGAACAGCAGATAAGTATCTATTCCAAAATAGAAATTATGGCGATACATTCTTAATTAAAAACAAAGCTTGTGGTATTGCTATTAATGCAGAAGCAGAATCTTAAGGAGGAGTATGTAAATGAAAGCTATTAAACAAAACAAGGTTTATACAATAACTGAAACAGAAAAAAGTTATTATACAGCACAAGGGTATAATATTTTAAGTGATGAAGGAGAAGTTATAGAACGTGGAGCAGGGACATCTGTTTCTTATGACGAGTATCTAAAATTAAAAGATGAGTTAGATCTATTAAAAGAAGAAAGTTATGATTTAAAGCAAGAAAATGAAAAAATAAAAGAAGAAAATAAAAAGCTTAAAGCTGAAATTAAAGAGTTAAAGAAGTCTTAGAATTTAGGACTTCTTTTTCTTTATAAGGATGTGAAAAATATGTCTTATGTAGATAGTTCATATTACAAGGATGAATTTAAAGGTAAAATCATTAATGATGATACTTTAGAAAATAGATTAGAAAGAGCATCAGATCAGATTGATACTTTAACCTATAACAGAATAATAGGAATAGAATTTAAAAATTTATCTCCATTTCAGCAAGATAAAATTAAAAAAGCAATATGCTTACAAGCAGAGTTTATAGAGCAATATGGTGAATTTATTAATATGCCTTTAAGTGGTTATTCAGTTGGTAGTACATCTGTTAGTTTTAACGGAAGTATTGTAAATGGAATAACTACTACTAAAGAAGTTATTAATTATATATCTCAAACAGGTTTAAATAGTAGGAGATTATAGTTATGGGCGTTAAATTACCATTCCCTAAATGGATTTTAAATACTCCAGTAAATATATATCAAACATATATTAATGAAGATGGAGAGCCAGTAGAAGATTTAATTTATGATGGACTATGTAATTATAATGAAAAAAGTAGGCAAACACTTGATGCGGAGCGTAGACTTGTAACCTTAAGTGGTACTGTAATAGTTGAAGGTGATATTAATCCAGATAAGTTGATAGAAGGATATATTAAAATTGGAGAACTTAAAAAGGATATTTATAAATCTTCAAGACCAAGGAATCCAGATGGGTCTGTATTTAGTACTGAATTGGAGCTTATCTAATGAAATCAAAAATAACAATAAAATTAGATAGAGCAAAGATAAATACAATTCTAAATGCTAAAAACAAAGCTTTAGAAGAAACTACAGAAGCTATTTTAAGTGATATTAAAACAAGTGCAGTAATTCCAAAAGATACTGGAGAACTTGAAAGAAGTGGTTTTGTTGATTTATTAAGGTTAGATGATGGAAGAACATCTATAAACTTTGATACACCATATGCAAGAAGATTATATTGGCATCCAGAGTACAACTTTAGGCAAGATAAAAATGCAAATGCTCAAGGTAAGTGGATGCAGTCTTATGTTGATGGAGATAACAAAGAATTTGTAACAGATACTTATAAGCACTTTTTAAAAATGTTCAGTAAAGGATTGATAAAGTAATGTTACTAAGTGAAGTAAGAGAATATTTAAAAACAAAAATAGAATGTCCTCAATGGTATATAGGAAAGATAGATGGTACTAAAGAACAATGTATAGGTATTTATAGTATAAGAGGGCCAAGAAGTCATATAGCCTTAGGTGGATTAAAAAATACAAGCTATTCCACTAAGGCTATTTCTATATTAATACATTGGGGTAAAAATGCTAATACAGCAGAACAAAAAGCACAAGAAGTATATAACGCTTTATTTGGACAAGACGCTATTATAGGTGGAAAGAGAGTTATAGATTTTAATATGAGAACTACAGAACCTATAAGTGTTGGAACAGATAAAAACGGTATATATGAATATGTGATAGAGGTAAATATAATACATGAAAGGTAGGTAATAATATGGCAGGATTTACAGGAGTATTTCCAGTATATAATTTAGAGTTTAAAATTGGTACAAAAGGTCTAGCGAGTACAGATAAAGACATGGTTACAATTTCTGATATGGAGAACTTTGGTATAAAAATAGATGGTAAAGTTGAAGACTGGACACCTATGACAACAAATGGATGGGCAAGATCTTTAATGACTGGTAAGTCATTTTCAATAAGTTTAAAAGGAAAAAGAAGTGTAGGAGACCCAGGTAATGATTATGTTGCTGCAACTGCATGGAAAGATGGACTTGAATGTAGTACAAAAGGTTCTATAGGTTTTCCAGATGGTTCAAAACTAGCATTTAATTGTGTAATAAATGTAACCAATGTAGGTGGAGATGATAGTACAAAGGTTGCACCACTTGAATTTGATTTAAAAGGTGATGGTAAACCGGAGTTCATTCCAGCAACAGTGTCACCAAGTGTAGGAGGTTAAGGAGGAGTAAGTTATGGCAAAAATATATAACATAATGGATAAGTTGGTTAATGATAAACCAATATTAGAAATAGATGAAGATCATAAGTATAAAATAAATAATAGCAAAAATAATGCTATATATATTCAATCTTTGGTTAAACAAAATAAAAATAAGAAATCAAAGAATAAAGATGAAGAAATTAATGAAATAGAGATGTTAGAAAAGATAATAAAAGCATCTTTAGGAATGGAAGCATTTCAATATATAGAAAGCCTAGAATTAAGTTTTGAAGGTTATAATACTATAATTAATGCAATAATGGCTGCAATATCTAATCTAGAGTTAGAAGAAATGGAGGAAATCAGTAAAAAGGAAGTAGAGCGATTTCAACAAGAAGAAAAATAGCCAATGGTACGATTTATATGAAGATTGGGAGCTTATAGATGCTTCATTTACAGCTCAATACGGTATAAGGCTTAGAAATGAATCAGATATGTGTTGGGATGAGTTTTGTACCTTACTTAGTGGAATAATGCCTAAAACTCCACTAGGTCAAATTGTTTCTATAAGAAGTGAAGAAGATGAAAATATATTGAAGAGTTTTACTAAGGAACAACATAAAATCAGAGCTGATTGGAGAAATAGGCAGATAGAAGAAATGACAGATGAAGAAAAAGAACAGCAGATAAAAGAAATACAAGAATTATTTAAACAAGCATTTAGTTAAACTAGATGCTTGTTTTTATTATGAAAGGTAGGTGAAATTATTGGCAGGTGATGATTCAGTCGGAAAGATTACTTTAGACTTAGAACTCGGTGGAGATACAGAAAAGCAAATTGAAGAAATATCTCAAAAGATAGGTAATCAGATAAGTAAAAGTTTAGAAGGTATAACAAGCAAAATTGATTTTAGTAGTTTAACTAATTCAATGACAGAAGCTATTAAAACATCATTAAATTCTATAGATAATACTATAAAAAGTAGCATTGAGAAGAATAAGGAATTAGTATTAAAATCTATACAAGAAATGAAGGCAAGTGCTTTAGAAGCAATAAAAAGTATAATAGCTAATGCTAAAAAGATTAAGATGCCAATAAACTTTAATCCAGCACAGAATATAAACCCTACTTCTAATAGAACAAGCTCTCCAGCTACAACTAGAGGGCCACCGCAGCCAAAAGTAAACTCAAGTGCAAACTTGGAAAGTGTAAGATCGCAAATAGAGAACTTAACAAATAGTTTAGAAATAACTAATAGAAGAATAGAGCAACAGCAAGAGAAGTTATCAGGATTAAGACAAACTTACAATAGTACATTTAATCAAGCTAGAAAAAATAGAATACAAGAGCAAATATTAAAGACAGAGGCTACAATAAATAAATTAGTAGCTCAAAGTGATAAAGCTGGTTTTAAGCTTGCCGATTTAGATGCAGAATTTGAGAGATTAAGTAGTGCAGCTCAAAGGTCTAGTAATGGTGTAAATTCAGCTAATAACAGTATTAAAAGAACTGCTAGTGTAGCAAAGAGTGCAAGTAGAAGTCTGAAAAATGCTAATAATAATACAAGAAGATATAGAGAGAATATGAATGGTGCTAGAAGTGCTACAGGAATGTTTATTGATAGCATGTTTAAATGGGGGATAGTTTTTCCTATTGTTATGAAAGGTATATCAGCAGTCGCAGGATATATAGGAAATGCATTAATGACAAATGCACAATTTGCAAATAGTTTAAATCAAATAAGAAGTAATTTAATAGTTGCTTTTATGCCGATTTATCAAGCTGTTCTACCTGCTCTTAATGCTTTAATGAGTGCTTTAGCAAATGTTACAGCATATATAGCAGCTTTTGTAAGTGCTTTATTTGGTAAAACATATCAAGCCAGTTTCGGTGCTGCAAAAAGTATGAATGCTTCTATAGCATCAATGCAAAATATGGAGAAGCAAGGTAAAAAGACTTCTGGAGCAGTAGGCAAGATAGGAGATTCAGCAGAAAAGACTAAGAAAAAAATAAAAGGTGCTTTGGCTGGATTTGATGAAATTAATAAATTAAGCTTACCAAAAGATACTGATAAGAATAAGAAACCTAAAACTCCGAAAGATGGTGGAGGAATAGATCCTATTCCTATGGTTGCTCCTAATGTGGATTTAAGTCCTGCAAGTGCTGCTATGAAAAAAATAGATGATATGGTAGCAAAATTAAAGGATATAATATCAAAAATATTTCAACCTTTTAAAGCAGCATGGGCCAGAGAAGGATCTGCAACCATTGAAAGTATAAAATATGCACTACATGGGATATGGTATCTTATAAAAAGTATAGGTAAGAGTTTTCTTGAAGTATGGACTAATGGAACTGGGGAACGAATTCTAGTTGTCATTCTTCAAATATTACAGAACATATTTAATATTATAGGAGATATTGCTACAACTTTTGCTAATGCATGGAATGCAGGAAACATAGGAACACACATAGTTCAAACTTTAGCAGATGCTTTTGTAAATGTACTAACTCTTATAAAGCATATTGGAGATTCATTTAGAGAAGTGTGGGGAGAAGTTGGACCAGGAGTCGCAAATACATTTATGAAAGTATTAGATGCAACATCTGGAGTACTTAAAAATCTAACTAAGAATTTGTTATATGTTTGGGATAATGGTGGAAGTCATTTGTTCAAAGGATTTGTAAGGTTAGGAGCTAAAGTGTTTGAATTAGCTGGATATATTTATACTCAATTTGTAGTTCCATTAGTTGATTGGTTCATGAACAATATAGCACCGGTTATAGCGAAAGTAGCAGATGTAGTTGGAACTGTTTTAGATGCATTTAGCAGTCTTATAGATTGGTTAATGGGTGAGGGAAAGCCTGCTTTAGATGCAATGATAATTACAGTTACTTTATTTTTTGCAGCTTGGGAAACAATGAAATTAATGTCATTCATCCAACAAGCTGGAGGTGTGATAGGAGCTGTTGGAAATATATCTAAAGTTTTAAAAGAATGTACTCTAGCAAAATTGGCAGATAAGCTAGAAACTATTCAACTTACTGCTATGTATGCGGGAGACTTTTTAGTTTCATTAGCTAATGGAACACTTGAATTAATTAAACAAGCTGGACAATTTGCAATAAATACAGGACTTAAAATAGCAGATACTACAGCTCAAATAGCAATGACTGCTGCAACAGTAGCATGGAATGCAGTTTGTGTAATAGCAACAGGAGTTACAACTGCTTTAGGGGTTGCAATAGCATTTCTAACATCACCTATAGGAATTACTATTGTGGCTATAGGTGCAATAATAGCTATTGGAGTTGCATTATATAAAAACTGGGATGTTATTAAAGCAAAAGCACAGATTATATGGGCTAAAATAAAAGCTATTTTTTATGCTTTTAAAGTTTGGTTGCAGTCAGTATTTCAAAGAGACTGGAGTAAATCATTTGGGGCTTTAGGAAATTTACTTAATGCATTTTTAAGAAATGTAAGTAATATCTTCGGTGGAGTAAAACGAATATTTGGAGGAATTATAGATTTTATTGCAGGAGTCTTTACTGGTAATTGGTCTAGGGCATGGAATGGAGTTAAAAATATATTTGGAGGTATATTCGATACTCTTGGCGGAATAGCAAAAGCACCTTTAAATGCAGTTATAGGACTTATCAATATGTGTATTGATGGATTGAATACCATTAGTTTTGATGCTCCTTCATGGATTCCAGGTATTGGAGGACAACACTTTGGTGTAAATATTCCTAAAATGTCTTATCTGGCTAAAGGTGGTGTAGTTGATAAGCCTACACAAGCCGTAGTTGGTGAAGCTGGTACAGAAGCAGTTGTACCACTTGAAAATAATACTCAAGGATTAGATTTACTTGCTAGTAAGCTTACTGAAAGGATAAATAATATATTATTAACTTCTAGCAGTTTGTTACAGCAACCTGATTTAACAATGCTTGGACAAAATTCTAATATGGATAATAAAAATATTAATGATTCTAATTATTTAGATAAATTAAAGGAAGCTATCATTGAAGCTATAAAAGAAAGTAAAGATAATAAAGGAACTGGAATCAGCAATAGTACGGACTCTAAAGAATTTGGAGATATAATTCTAAGAGTAAATGATACTGATTTTGGAAAGATTGCTATAAGTGCTATAAATAAGGTTCATAGACAATCAGGAGAATTATTACTAGAAATATAGAAAGGAGTAGTAAAAGTTTGAACCTAATAGTTAATGGAGTAGAAGTTACTGCTCCTAAAAGTTTTAAAGTAAACATAATGGATTTGGATGGGGAAAATACTAATAGAAATGCAAAAGGCGTGATGCTTAGAGATAGAATAAGAATTACTAGAAAATTAGAGATTGAGTGGGGTCCACTAACTTCTAAAGAAATAGAAACTATACTTAATGCTGTATCTAACGTATATTTTTCAGTTTCTTATCCAGATCCAATGGAAGGACAAACTTCAAAAATATTTTATACAGGTGATAGATCTGCGCCATCATTTAATTTTAAAAATAATATGTGGTTAGGTCTATCTTTTAATTTAATAGAAAAATAGAAAGAAGGAATTTAGAATGGCAGATGAAATAAAAGTAACAAGTACAGTAAGCGAAACTACAAATTTAAATGGAGCTGTAGAGATAGAAACAAATGGAATGAAACAACAAATTATGAATATGAATTGTAGCTTAGTAGAAAATGGAGTTGCAAATATACAAACTTATGTAATTGATATGAATTTATTTAAAGCTAATTCTAGTTTAGTTGCAGCAGAAGTACAAAAATTTAGAGCAAAAGCAAATGAAGTAGCAAAAGGATTAAATTGTTTTGTATTCTAAGTAAGAGTTTACATCATGTAGGCTCTTTTTTATATTAAATGAATTAAAGAAAGAAGGATTTAATAATGGCAAAGTTAAAAAATAAAGAGATATTAGAAAAAGTAGGTATGCTAGGAGAAATTAGTAGAAAGAGTTTACCTGTAAAGGTATCTTATGCAATAGGTAAGAATATTGGAAAGATAGAAAGTGAATTAAAGCACTATAATAAAGAAAGAGAAAAGATAGTAGACAAATATTGTGAAAAAGATGAAGAAGGTAATTTAAAAATAGAAGATGGTAACTATGTTATTAAAGAAGATGGAAAAGAAAATTGGAATAAGGATATGAAAGATTTACAAGATATTGAGGTTGAAATTGATGTACATAAGTTTAATCTTGATTTATTAAATGGCTACGATATGGCACCAAATGAAATGATGTGTATTGATTTTATGATAGAAGTTTAGAAAAATATTAATCTTTAAAGGAAGGAGGTTAATATTTGTTTAAGGTATCAGATGAATATAAAAAAGAAATAAATAAACTTGGTGGAAGAAGTTTTGTAAGTAAAGTATTAATAAGAGATAAAACATATAACGATGATTTAATAATAGATATGAGCTTAGAGGAAAGTGTTAATCCAGGAGATAACTTTTCACTAGGCTCTGTTGTTTCTAATACCTTTAGTATCAATTTAATAAATTTAGATGAGTATGAATTATTTGATAATGCTATTGTTAAACCATATATAGGATTGAAGTTAGAGCAAACTATAGAATACATTCCACTAGGAATTTTTACAGTTTCTAATGTAACAAAGAAAAATAAAAAAGTTAAATTAGAATGTGTGGATAATATGGTTAAGCTAGAAGAAGTTTATTTTTCTGATTTAAGTTATCCAGCTAATATTAATGCTGTATTAAAAGAGATATGTTCCAAAGCTAAAATAACTTGTAATTCTACTTTACCTAATTATTCTATAGAAGAAATAAAAGGATATAGTTTAAGACAAGCTATAGGAATTATAGCAACCCTTTGTGGTTGTTTTGCTAAATTTAATAGAATTGGTGAGTTAGAAATAAGTACTTATAAAGATGAAGGCTTAAAAATAACTCCAGATATATTCTTTACTTTTGAGAATAATGACAAAGAGTATACCATAGAAAAGATAACAGCTAAAAGAGGAGAAAAAACATTTAGTAAAGGCATAGATATAGGAAGAAAAATACAAATTGATAATCCAGTAATTACTGAGGATATTTTAAATGATCTTTATACTAAGTATAAAGGTTTTTCTTATATGCCTTATAGTTTAAAGTGGCAAGGCAATCTAGCAGTACAAGCAGGTGACAGAGTCACTATAGTCGATTTAGACGGTAAAGTTTATAATACATTAATAATGGAGCATAAACTGACTTATAAGGGATCAATATCAAGCGAAATAAAAGCAACAGGAAAAACAAAGGCTGAAAGTAAGTTTGATAGAAAAGGTTCTATAACACAGGCTATGGAAAACTATGCTATAGAACAGGCTACTATAAAGAAAGCATTAATTGATAAAGCAGATATAAATGAGTTAAATGCTTTAAATGGTAAGATACAAATTTTATATACTGAAGATTTAACAGGTATTAGAGCAGATATAAAAACCATAAAGACTAAAGATTTAACAGCTTTAGAATCTAAATTAACTCATGCTCTTATTGGAAAGGCAGATGTAAATGAGCTTAATGTAGCAGTAGAAAGGGTTGGAATTTTAGAAGGTAAAACGCTTAGTGTAGAAAATCAGCTCGCTGGCAATCTTACAGCAAAGAATTTTAAAGCTAATTCTATAGTTGCAGGTAGTGCAATAATAGCTGAAAACGCTATTGGATCATCTCAGATTAGTTCTTTAAGTGTAAATAAATTAGAAGCTGGAGATATAAGTACAAGTAAATTTAGAATAATTAGTGCTAATGGATCTATTCAAATTGTAGGTAATCAATTATTAGTTAATAGAGATAATATTACTAGAGTTGTTTTAGGAGAATATAGAAAGCAAGATAATACAACAGATTATGGTCTACTTATAAGAAGTACAGATGGGAAAACAGTAATGTTTGACAGTGAAGGTGTTCATAATGCTGGTATTACAAATGGTGCTATAGATAATAATAAAGTATCTGATAATGCTAATATAGCTGGAAATAAGTTAGATATAAATAGTGTTATAAGAGAAGTTAATAATGGTACAGAAACTATTAAAGGTACTAAGGTTACTGTAGGGGATAGAACTTTAGATGTAGAATTATCTACACAGAAAAATACTATTACAGAGCATGGTAAGGAATTATCAACTCAAAAGGCTTCAATACAAGCATTGGATAATTCTATTAAATTAAAAGTAGATAATCAGACATTTACACAGGCTACATCTACTATAAACAGTAATATCAATAATGCTTTAAATAGTGCTAAAGAATTTACTACAGCTCAAATAACAACAACTAATAGTAATTTAAGTAAAGCTACATCAGAGATTAACATACTTAAAGATCATATAAGTAGTAAGGTAGGACAAACTGATATTGATAAAAGTATTTCAAATATTAAGTTTGGTGGAAGAAATTTAGGGATAGATACTGGTTTTAAGAAAGGATTTGAATATTGGACTCCAGAAGCCGATGGTAATACTTTTATAATTATTAAAGACGATGTTTTTGGAAATGTATTAAAATCAAATAGACTTAGGTTTACAGGAACAGTAAATACAAAAGATATAAAAAAGAATGATGATATAACAATATCATTCTGGGCTAAATCAGATATTGACAGTTCTTTTGAAGGTGCTTATTTAACTGATGGAAGTGTAAAAACCCCTATAACTAATTGCAAGACCTTTAAATTAACATCTAAATGGCAGTATTTTAGCTTTACTCAAAAAGCACTATTTGATGGAAATAATGGACAAAGGCTTTATTTTTATAGTAATGGAATAAAAATAATGTATTTGGCTCATATTAAAATTGAAAAAGGAACTAAACCTACAGATTATACCGAAGCTCCTGAAGATTTAAATCAAGCTATTATAGATAGTGCTAAAGTAGTTACAGACAAAATCAATGATGTATCTACTAAATTTACACAAGCAAAAGATAGTTTACAAGCTAGTGTAAATAGTACAACTCAAACAATAACAACTAATTTAACTAATGCTACTAATAACTTAACTAATAAAATAAATACCGCTAAAACAGATGCTATTAATAGTTCTAAGAGTTATGCTGATATTAAAAAGAATGAAGCTATTTCAAGTGCTAATTCACATGCTGATAATGTAGCCATAAGTAAATCAAATGAAGCTTTAAATAATGCAAAGACTTATACTAATACTCAAATAACAACAGTAAATACAAGAGTTAGCAATGCAGAAAGCAGTATAAATATTTTAAAGGGTCAAATATCTACTAAAGTTTCTCAAAGTGATATAGATAGAACAGTAAATAATATAAAATTTGGTGGAAGAAATTTAATACCTAACTCTTATATAAATGCAGATACGTCTGATTATGGTGCATTTGGAAGAGTGTTAACAGTTAATTTGCAAGAAGGTGAAACATATTGTTTATCAATAAGAGGTCATATAAATCAACAAGCAAAAAATGATGGAAAAGAATTAAGATGTTATATATATGAAGATACATGGAGTTATGGGTCTACAAGTACAGCTGTAAATTCTGTTGCGGTAAATTCTGAAAGCTATATAACTTTTATACCTAAGAAAACTGGAATCTATAAATTTGCAGCATATATGTTCCCAAGTGGGGGAAGTAGGGTAGGAAAAGTTACTTTAGAATGGGCTAAATTAGAAAAAGGAACAAAACCTACTGATTGGACACCAGCGCCTGAAGATGTTAATAAAGAAATTAAAGATAATATAACAACAGTAACAGAAAAAATAAAAACAGTAGAAAGTACTTTTACACAAAAAACAAATAATATAAATGCAACAGTAAGCTCTGTACAAAGTATATTAAATACTAAAGCAGATGGAAGTACAGTAAGCTCTATGCAAAGTCAGTTAAGTAGCTTAAATATAGGATTAAATGGTATTAAGCTAGAAGTAAATAAAAAGACTGATAAAGGTTCTATAATATCTGAAATCAATCAATCATCAGAAAGTGTAAAAATTAATGCTAGTAAAATAGAACTTAATGGAGTAACAACTTTTTCTAATGTTACAGGATTAAAAGCAATAGAGATCCAAAAGAATTCAATAGATTTTTACGATTGGGAAGGTAGTGAAAGAAAAGATAATGTTGGGACAATTTATTCTGTAAGGATTAATTCAGATGCCAAAAAAACAGGTTTAGCTATAGGGCATGAAAAAAATGCTGTATTTACTGTAGTTTATAAGTCAGCAGAAGAAGACACATATCGTTCGTATATAGAATTTGATAAGTATAAAGTTATTGGTCATGTATGCCCAATAACTTTTTATGAAGAGATTTCTTTAAATGGTAATCGAGTATTTCTTAATGGTAATAAAGCAAATAGCTTTTTTGAAAATGTTAATAACGAGTTTTATATAAATGCAAAACATGGGGTTCAAATCATAGATACGGATACCAGAAAACCTACAGCACTTTTAGGATCGGATAGGACAGCGTTTGGTAAATGGAATCAAAACTTTTATTATGCTGAATTTTTCCCAGGGGGGTTTAATTTTGTAGGCAATGATGGACATTCGCTTTTTTGGCTAGACGATGGTTCTCGGAATATATACACAAAAAGTGGAGTAAACATGAGAGTGCAGGGAGATTTGTCTGTTACAGGTTCGAAAAATAGAATAGTAGGTACTATATATGGAGATTTAAAACTAAATGCGGTAGAATCTACAGAATGTTGGTTTACAGATATAGGTATAGAGCAGAATAGAACAGATAATAATGGAGATTGCATTATTTGGTTTGATAATAAATTTTTATCAACTGTAAATACAAGATATAAATATAAAATTGATGTAACTCCTATAGGTGAATTTGCTAGTAATGGTAAGTTAACATATGTAAGAGTAGTAGAAAAAACAGAGAAATACTTTAAAGTTAGGGGAACACCAAGTACATTATTTGACTGGACCATAACAGCAAAACAAAAAGGATATGAAAGAGATAGGTTAGAAGTAATGGAAAAGGCTAGTTAATTCTAGTCTTTTTTATTATATAAATTTAAATTAGGAAGGTGAGGACCAATGGATGAATGAAGAGTTAAATAATCATATTTTAGATGTACATGATACAAGATTAAATGATCATGCAAAAAGATTAGATCAATTAGAACAAAATCAAGCCGAATTTAAAGTGCAAATACAAAACTTATGTAAGAGTATAGAAAGCCTTACAGGAACATTAAAATGGGCATTAGGATTGTTTGGAGGAAGCTTTGTAGCTTTCTTTTTTTATGCAATACAAAATCATTTATTTAAATAAAAGAAAGAAGGAATTAACATGGATAAAATATTAGACCCAATATTAAGTGCTGTATCTATAGGAGTTGTAGGGATTCTAGTAGCTATTATAAAAAGTGTTGGAGATGTATCAATAGAGTATATAGCAAAGAAAAAAGATGTTGTAGAGCAAAGGTTACAACTTGATAAACACGTAGAAGAAATAGAAACTGCTAAGCAAGTATGGAACATAGTAGAAGAAAAATATAGAATTACAGATAATATTAAAGAGTTAGTTAAATCTAAATCTGATATGTTTGATAAATTACTATTAGAAAAAATACCATATTTAACAGAAGATGAAGTTAAGCAATTAAGACAAGCTTTAGCAGGAGAAATAAACAAAGGAAAAGCATTGTTAAATGAGGAAAATCTAAAGGAGCAAGCAAAAGAATTAGTAAATAAAAACATAGAACTTGAAAATAAAAATACAGAATTAAAAAATAAATTAAATGCAATATCTAGCTATGTACCACAAGAGCAAGGACAATAATCTTTGCTCTTTTAGTTTACAAAAATATATTTTAAATAGTTTTTAATAATAAAGGAGAGATGTAAAATGTTAAAAGGAATAGATATATCAATGCATAATGGAACAGTGAACTTTAATAAGGTTAAACAAGGTGGAATAGACGTAGTCATTATAAAAGCTACTGAAGGAGTAGAATATATAGACCCACTATTTCAAGAACACTATAATGGAGTTAAAAATACAGGATTAGGAATTGGATTTTATCACTTTATGAGTGAGAAAACTTCACCAACTCAACAGGCTATTGACTTTTGGAAAGCTATAAAAGATAAAAAATTCAATGTATTACCTTGCTTAGATATTGAAACAAATAAGCTAGGAAGAAGTAGAACACAAATTTCAGATAGATGTATAGAGTTTTTGAAAAAATTTAAAGAATTAAGTAACGTTGATTGTATGATCTATACAGGTGGATATTTTGGAAGAGATAATTTAGATAGTAGGGTTAAAAAATATCCTGGTTGGATAGCTCATTATGGAGTAACTAAACCAATGGAAAATGGCTTTAAAGTGATAGGACATCAATATACAGAAGATGGAGTAACTGAAGGAGTTAAAGGCAAAGTTGATTTAAATAACTTTACAGAAGAAATATTTATTAACTCTGTGACAAAACCAGTTCAAAAACCTTCTACATCAAATAAAAAAGAATTATGGGAATTAAGCATAAGTGGAGAAGAAGTTAGAGAGCTTCAAACTGAATTAAATAGACAATTTGATTCAGGGTTAAAAGTAGATGGGTATTTTGGTGAAAGTACATTAAATGCTTGTATTACTGTAGGAGAGGGAGCAAGAGGAAACATAACTAGACTTATACAGCAAAGATTATTAAACAGAGGATATACTTCATTATTACAACATGGTGGGGCAGATGGTTGCTTTGGTAGCGGTACAACTATAGCTATAAAAAATCTACAAAGAAATAAGGGATTAGGTGTAGATGGAATAGTTGGAAGAAATACATGGAAAGCATTGTATAGCAAATAATTTGATATAGTTTCAAACGAGAACAAAAAGGACCAGTAAGAATTTTCACTTACTGGTCCTTTTTTATTATTAATATCAAAAAAGTTTGTGGATGACCCACATTAATAGATTCATTTTAATTATTGTCTTAACTTATTTTTTATATTCAAATAAAATTTATATAAATATAAAGAGCAGTAAAGATTAATGTCCTTACAGCTTTTTTAAAATTATTTATGTAACTAATTGAAAAAAATTATTTGTTAGAATTTGTTTTATTATATGGACCGATATGTTCTTCCTTATATGTTAGATCATTTTTATCTGGATCAATTGAAGCTATTCCATCTACACTTTCAATATATTCATCAGGCGTTATTTTCCCATAGAAAAAACCTGCATAAATTCCTGGGAAAAAGATTCCCTTTTCTTTATCATCTTCATTAATTAACAAAACATAAGCAATACCTTTAGAACAACATTCGTTATTATAAAACTTTAATAAACTTTCTTTAGTAATTTTATTAGGATAAAAATATCCTACTTTATATTCGCCAATGGTTTTATTATTTTCTATTATTGGTTTAGTAGATAAAGTACTTATCCCATTAAAGTCACTTTTAATGAATTTATAATTAGAATAATAATAAATTGAAATAGCACCTATTGTTAAGATAGTGATACATGATATTAAAAAAAATTTTTTCTTTGAAGTTATTTTCATAAAATTCCTCTTTTCTTTCGCCTAGTGTAATTATAATGGTATTTTATAATAAACAAAGATACAATTACCAATTTGTTAAATATTAGTCTATTAATAAACTGTTTACATAATAGAAATATATACCATGGTAAAATATTCTTATATAACTAAGGAGGAGATACAATGGGATTTTTATTTGATAAAATGGCAGAACAAAAAGAAAAACAAATTAATAAAGATAACTCTAAGTTAGGAGAATATTCTATAGATAGTGATAAAGAGGAGATAAAAGAATTAAGAAATCTTTTAAATGAAGAAGAAACTTGTAATTTAATTATATCTGGATTTTCTTTTAACAGAAGATGGATAATATCAATAACAAATTTTAGAATGATTTTTATAAGAAAAAAAATTAATAAAGAAATAGAGAAAAAAATATTTTTTCTAGATGATTTAGATAAAGTAATTGTAAAAAAAGGTATGGTTATGAGTAAAGTAGACATGGAGTTAGATAACGAAAATATATTAATTGAAAATATAAGTAATATCTTTTTAAATACATTTTTAAAGTATATCAAAAAAGAATATATTTCAAAAAAAGAAGATGAAATAAATAAAAAGAATGAACTAGAAAAAGAAAAACAAAAAGAATTTAAAAAGATAATGGATTCTAATCCGGAAGTAACTTCAAAAAGAGATATAGAGATAAAAGTAGAGCCAAAATTATCTAAAAGACAAGAGGAAAAACAGTATCAAAAAGATAGATTGAAACAATTAAAAAGAGAGCATGTACCATATTGCCCTAAGTGTAAGAGTACTTCATTAACATATCAAAATAAGAAATTAAGTGTTGGTAGAGCTGTAGCAGGAGGTTTTATAATGGGCCCAGTGGGGGCAGCCGTTGGAGGAATGACAAGCAAAAAAGGATATGTTAAGTGCTTGAATTGTGGTCATAAGTGGAAAATATAATATAAATTAAATAGTTAGAAGAACTGAATAAACAGTTTTAGCTTGGCAATACTTAATCTAGGAGGTGTTGCCTTATATTTCTATTAATAAACTGTTTACATAATAGAAATATAATACATGATAAAATATATATGACATTTATTATGGAGGTTTTATAATGGGTATTTTAGATAAATTAATTAAAAAAGAAAATAAAAAAGTTAAAAAGATACTTACAACTAATCAAACTAATATAATCTCTCTTTTTGTTGTAAAAGGTGCGACTCAAGGGTTATATAGATTTGAGTTAAATAAAGAAGGTATAGGCATTTTGAAACCTATGAAGTTTAAACCTTTTATCACTTTAAAATATGAAGATATAGAAGATATAGAAGTATCAGTAATTGATAAAGAAACTTCTAAAGGGAAAAGTGTGGTTGGAAGAGCAATAGTAGGGGGAATGGTAGCTGGTGGATTAGGAAGCGTAGTAGGAGCTTTAAGTGCCACAAATGGAAAGCATATATCTTTATTAGATGTAAATATCAATATAAAAATTAAAGATGGAAAAATATTAGAACTTGAAGGAAAAGATATAAAAGGAGATGCAATAAATAATATAAAAACATTTATAAAATTTCTACAATATAATATTTCTGAAGAAGATATATCTAATAATCTATTTTAAATTTATATTTGCAATATAATAATAAAATGCACGTATCATCCTAACATCAGTTATGAAGACGGCGAGCGAGTATTAAATCAAGCTGTTTTAGCTATAATGGGTCTTGGACATGAATTAAAAGATTAACATAATAAAAGAGAATAGATTAGATGTCAGAAAACTGAAAAAGTCCTTTAAAATAGAAATTTACAATTTGTAAAAGTTGATATACTAATAAAAAAGACTAGAATAAATTCTAACCTTTTTTATTTAGTGAGATTAAATGGTATTTTTAATGCATTTGTATTTTAATTATTGCCAAAGTAAATTATATTATTCAAGTATATTAATATTAATTTATTAAGAATATAATTAATATATGTAATTTTAATTGTCATGCAGTTGCAGCAGCTATAACTGCAAAAAAAGCAGGTGCAGAGGTTATTGTATTTGAAAAAACTGATCTCCTACTTGGACTTGGAAATGTTGGTGGAATTATGAGAAATAACGGACGATATACAGCTTCAGAAGAACTAATAGCTTTAGGTGCCGGTGATTTAATAAATTTAACTGATAAATATTCAAGACATAGAAATATAGATTTTCCAGGCCATAAACATGCAAGCCTTTATGATGTTAATGTAATTGAAGGCGCTGTAAGAGAATATGTAGAAGACATGGGAATAGAAATATTTACTGAAACACGCGTTAAAGATGTAGATTTTGATGATGGAAAAATTAAAGGAATAATATTAGCAGATGATACTTATATTAAAGGTGATGTATTTGTAGAGACAACAGGTTCGACAGGGCCTATGGGAAATTGTCTAAGATATGGTAATGGATGTTCTATGTGCGTATTAAGATGTCCAGCCTTTGGCCCAAGGATTAGTGTGAGTGAAAGATGTAATGTTTGTGATATTCAAGGAGAAAGAAATGGAGATGAATTAGGAGCTTTTTCAGGATCTTGCAAGTTAGCTAAAGAAAGTTTATCGGAAGATATAAGAAATCAATTAGATAAGATAGGTGTAGTTATATTAAAAGTACCTCAAGAAGATATAAATTATGATAAATTAAATAGTAAGGTTTGCCAGCAATATGCTTTAAAAGAATTTGCAGAGAATATTATACTTTTAGACACTGGGCATGCAGTGTGAATAAAAAGACAACTTATCAAGTTGCCTTTTATCGTCACTTAAAATCATTGGATTAACTTCTTCAATAGATCCTATGAAGTTAATCTTTATTTTTTCTCCACCATCATCATTAGGGTAGTAGTATATACTATCTATTAAAGCGTTTATTATTTGCTTTTGTTCTTCATGTGAAAGTTTATCTATAAAAGCACATTTATTAAGCAAAGTTTCTATTAGAGAAAATTCCAATGCTTGATTTTCAAGTTTAACCTTTTCTTTTCTTAGATTTTCTATTTTTGTTTCAATATCAATACATTCATTCTTTAATAAAGTAATTTTATCAAATAATATATCAGTTAATAAATTTTCATCATCATGTGATAACTTATCGACTAGAATATCGATTTGTTGTTTCTTATCTTCTAAGGATCTATTTAAAGTTAATAACTCTATTGATTTATCAGATGATTTTTTATACTCTATACGTACATTATCTAAAAACGATTTCTTATCAAAAGTTAAATCTTTAAGTGCTTTTAAAACTGCAGATTCTATTTTAGATAAATTTACATTATGATTATCACATAATGTTTTTCTAGATGTTCTCTTTAAAGAGCATACATAATAAAATAACCTTTCACCTGTTTTCTTTGATACTCTACCATGTTGTATTAACATACGACTTCCACATTTACCACAATACAATTTACCAATAAGTAAAGCATTATGAGTTTTACCAAGCCTAGGAAATGTATCTCTATTATTATCAAGCTGCATTTGAACTTTTAGCCATAAGTCCGGTTCAATATATCCTTTTATTGAGCTTAATGCAGCAAGTCTTTCAGATAATTCTTTAGTAGCTTTTGTTATTTTACCATTTCTACTAATGGTTTCAGTTTTATTGTAAGTTAATAGTGAATGTACATTATCAGCTGCTCCATATACTGTCCAGTTTGTACTATTTAAGTATTCAATAACAGAAGCATTTGCTTTAACATATATAGGGTTCTGTAATATTATTTTTAATGTGCTTTTTTCAAATAACTTTCCACTATGTGAGCGTATATTATTTTCATGGGTATATACTTCAAGCTTATGAAGACTGCCTAATTCTAGATATTTCTCATAAAGAAATTTTACAAACTCAATTTCTTTTTCATCATGTACTAAAGTTACTTGTTGTCTTTTCTTTCCTTCTGAATCTAGTGTAGTAGTTTTATTAGATCTAAATCCTAGAGGAACCCTACCACCTGTCCATTTGCCATTTTTAGCCATTTCAAGCATATTATCTTTAACACGTTCTGCAATAGTTTCTCTTTCTAGCTGAGAGAATACTGAAGCTATATATATCATAGCTCTTCCCATTGGAGAGGATGTATCGAATTGTTCTTTTATTGATATAAAATCAACTTTATATTCTTGTAGAGTATCTAGGACAGAAGAGAAGTCAGAAACATTTCTACTAATTCTATCTAATCTATAACAAATTAGTAAATTTATTTTTTTATGTTTTATATCATTCATTAAATTTTTGAATTGAGGCCTATTCATATTTCCGCCGCTAAATCCTTCATCTTCATATATAATGAATTCAGCATCTTTTGATATGTAAGTTTTAATATGGTCCTTACACATCTCTATTTGATTTTCTATAGAATCACCTTTACCAGTAAATTTTGATTTTCTACTATAAATTGCAACAATCATAAGCTACCTCCTTATTCATAATAGTAAGTCTTGTACTATTATATTTATCTTCTTTAAGATATATTGATAGTAACTTATATTTTATTATTTCTTCAGTAACATTAAAATGGTCTGATAATACATATAAAGAGTTTATATTATGGGTTAAGGCTCCAACTATTTCAGCATCAGATATTAAAAAGTTGGCTGCCCATATTCGAGCTCTTTTTTCTTGTTTACTCCTATTAACTTTTTGAGTATATGTAACACATTCAGCGGATAGATCTCCAATAGAAGTAAAATGATGACCTAATTCTTCAGCTAAAATAGATATGTATTTTTTAGTGTCAGATACTATACTCTTATGAATGCCTATAGTAGGGGAGAGCCCTGGCACTTTAAAATAAATACCTTCAATATTACTTTGTTTGAAGGCAACTTCTTCAAGTATTATATTTTCTTCTTCTATTAAATTATATATATTAGTTATGCTTTTCATTAGTTAATCACTCCATAAATTATATTTATAGGATAATTACAATATAAAATACGAACATACGTTCTTTGGAGATTATAAAAAATAGATTATATATTTTTTATAATCTATTTTTTATATCTAAGTGAAAATTTAATTTTTAAAAAGGATAGTTGAATTAGTTAGATTGTTCAAGTTCTAAAGAGTCTCTATATTGTTCAGCTAACATAGTAGTTGTAAATTCAGCTGATGAATCTTACTTGTAGCAGCTTTAGTTTTAGACCATATCTTATCATCACGGATATTATCAATATAATTATGACCAGTCCATGATAAATTTGAAATTAATTGTGGTTCATCATCAGCATAATAAACTGAATCAAATAAGTTTGCTGTATTCATTCTTCTAATATGATAAAAAAGAGTATTTTTATCATATTTTGATAGGGCTTCTAGCAATGTATCAGATTAAATACATGATATATCATCATCAGTATTAGCCTCTATATATAGAAGAATATTTCTTATACAATCATGATTTAATCTCATGAAAGTCAATCCTTTCTATTTAAATTTCAGCTTGTCAGAACTGATATTTAAATTATAAGACTAATGGAATAATAAAATAAATTAATTACGATTGGAGGAAAATTTAATGGCAAAATAACCAACAAAAGCAGCACAAAATGTGTATTGTATTGCAAGGAAAAAAGCTGCTAATTATAATCCACAATTCACAAGTAGAGAAGGAGCAGCAGAATGCTTAGGAGTATCTAAAGGTTCATTAACTGATTACGAATTAGATTTATGCAAAGTTGTTCTAGTAGATAAAGTTGTTATTATGGCCGATACCTATAATGCACCTGAACTATTAAATAACTATTGTTGTAATGAATGTCTTATAGGAAAAAGAATTACTCAACCAATAGATTCAGAGAATATAGACAACCTTTATAGATTTGCTATATCAACAACAAATGATTTAGAGAATAGTAAGGAGATACAAAGAACTTTATTAAAGATAGTGGAAGATGGAATTATTTATGAGTTAGAGCAAGAAGAACTTAAAACAATAATAAATTTCTTTACTAAGTTAGAAAAGAGAGCTTCAGAACTAAAAATTTTAGCTGAAAAGTATCTATCAAAATAACTGTAGCAAAATCAATTCTTATTCATAAATTAATTTTAAGGGAGAGTGAGGTTATGGCAAGAGAACTTGAAGTTGAATTAAATTTTCCAAAAGATATGAAATTACTTGAAGAAAAAATGGGACAAGTATTAGGAGAAATAATTCGTAAAAAGTATGGTCCAGAAATGAGTATGAGAATAGCTGATGAACTCGAGAAAAGATTAGAAAATTAAGTATAAATGTGGAGCAATCCACAAGGGGATTTATATTAACATAATTATATTTAAGTGAAGGATAAATAGATCATTAATTTGTATAAACAATATTTAATTTAAGGAGAGATAATAATGTTGATTTATAACGGAAGAATTGTTTTAAGTATTTTATTTATGGCTGGATTGACATTTAGTACAGCATTAGGAATGTATGAATTTAATTATGCTAAAAGTAGTAAGAGAAGAGTTATTTATGGAGTGTTAAGTGTTTTTAGTTTGATAAGTATAATCCTAGTATCAAATTTAATTTAGGAGGAGCGAAAGATGGATTTAAAAGAGATTAGAAAAAAGGCATTAGAGCTATTAGAACATAGTGAAAATTTTGCAGAATTTCAGGTTAAAGAAGAAGCTTCAGAATTCTTTATAGCTATATTAGAAAACTTAGATTTAAATTATGATCTTTATACATTACATATAGCTTGTTTAGAAGATGAAGAGATATATAGAAAATGTCAGAAGTAATATTTTAAATTAAAAGGAGCTGTAGGTTAGGAGAAGTATTATGAGAGCATTAGGAGTTAGCTTTATAGGGAAAAGTGAAAAACTAAAAGAAAAGGTGAGAATGCTTAGGGAAATAGAACAATATATAGATGAAATAGTCATTATATATTTTGAAACAAATGATTTTCAATATGCTTTAGATAAAGTAAAAAGTATGTATAACGAGTATAAAGAAAAAGATCATTTTGCAACCGACCAAAGTATGCAAAATGATCATGATGAAATTACTTTTTTAGATATTATACCATTAGGAACTGATTTAGACATTAGAGATATATAAATAGAAATTTAAATAGTTTATGGATACATAATAAATAATTAGTTATGCGTCTATAAACTATTTTAAAACGAAGTAGGTATTATCTTAACAACTATATTAATACTAATTATAAAAGTTGGAGGGGTTATATATGCCATATAGAGAGAAAAGAAAAAGAAAGTTTACATAAACAAAAGAATTTGAATGATAAGAATTCTAAGAAGCATTTAATTAGATTACTTAATACTAATTTCACAGATAGGGATCTATCAGTAACATTAACTTATGATAATAAGAATTTACCACAAAGTGAAGGAGAAGCAAGAAAAGATGTAGTTAACTTCTTAAGAAGAGTTAAGCGTTATGTAGAAAGAAATAAGTTACCTGATTTTAAATATATTGCAGTAATTGAATATAGAGAACAGAAAGAAGGAAAGAAGGCAATAAGATTACATCATCATATTGTTATGTCAGGGAATATTGATAGAGATAAAGTAGAAGAGTTATGGAAGAAGGGGAGAGCAAATGCAGATAGATTAAAAGTAGATGAATTTGGATATGAAGGTTTAGCTAGATATATTTCTAAAGATACTAAGGGTCAGAAGAGATGGACTCAATCAAGAAATTTAAAGCAACCAATAGTAAAAGTTAATGACTTTAAGTATAGCAAAAGAAAAGTAGATGAACTTTCAAAATGTCAGGGTGATAGACAAGCTTTTGAAAGTTTATATAAAAATTATAGTTTCAGAGATTATAAAGCTTACATAAATGATATTACTGCAGGTACTTATTTATATATAAAGATGCAGAAGTTTACAAATTGATAAATCTAAAAGTAAATATTTATGGTTAGGAAAGAAGGTGAAGAGGTGGATTTGTTAAAAGTATATGGAGCTAAGGAATTAGGAAGATTAACATATAGAAAACTTCAAGAAAAGAGAATGAAAAAAAATTAGAGATATTAATCAATATGAAGAAGATCATTTAAAAGGAATGTACAGAAGGTGCAATGATGGAAGAAAACTAAGACAATGGTAATTCATATTCTTATATAATATACTCGTAAATGATAAATATAAGATTAAATTATAAAAAAGAATATTTAGATAATATGGAAAAAGAGCTTTAGCAACTATGGCGAAAGCGATGGTTAATGCTACGGAATGTCATAGCTATAATTGGTCAAAATAATAAGATAGTTCGTAATATGAGGATTAAGCGAATTAGTTAAGAAAAATTGTTCTTTGAAAAATGAATAGTACGGTATTTACAAAATATGTTATAATTAACCTCATAATTCCATTATTATACGAGCCAGTTGATTGATAAACAGCTCGATAAATAAGAATTTTTTGAGAAGATTAGTTGTATTAGGTTTGGAGGTGAGTATAATAGAAATTAAAATTTATCCGTTTAATACACTTGGGGATTACTTTTCAGCTGATATAATGGTAATATATAATATTTTGTATGCATAAAGAAAGAGATACATGGGAACATCCTAGTGGTCATATTGAACTTGGTGAAACAACGTTCGAGGCTGCAAAAAGAGAACTCTATGAAGAAACCGGAGCTGTTGAATTTATTATTGAACCATTATGTGATTATTATATAAACGGTATACAGAATGGTTGGCATTTCAAAGGAAATGGACAAGTGTATTTTGCAATTGTACAGAATATATGTGATTTGCCAAATTACAGTGAGATGGGGAAAATAGGATTTTTCGATTGTTTGCCAGATCAATTAACTTATCCAATACTAAGGGATTGTTTTTCTATTGCAGAGCGAAAGTGGCAATCAACAAAATGAGCATACTACAAAGCCTGATAACTTCCAATTTGTAAGGGAGATTAAAAGAGCAAACTTTAATATATTATAGTAGTGAGATACCGTATTATTCAATTATGAATATACGGTATTTTTTAGTTCGCAATAGGCAGATAAAGTGAAGTTTAAATTAAGTTATATTCTGTCTAGGTAAGAATTTTAAATATGAAAAGATGTGATGTACCCCAATCACATTCAATATATAGTATAGTACACCTAGCCATTTTATTTTATATAGGAGGAGTTATGATAGATAAAAATTTATTTAGGAAAACAGAAACGATATTATATGATTACCATGCATTTAGCTTCAAGAATAGAATTATTAAAGTTAGAAATTAAAGATATAGAAGAAACTTATAAAGGGTGTAGATTTATAGCATATGAAGAAAGAACACAGGCAACTAATAAGTTTAATAGTAGTGTAGAGAATTAAATATTATTAAAAGCTAATAAGATAGATTTAAATAATAAAGTAACTTTAAAGCGCAGGATAGATAATACGGTACAGGTTTAAAAGATGAGGAAAGAAAGCTAGTAGAACTAAGGTATATAAATAAAAGAACATTGAGTTGGAATCAGATAGCATTTGTACTTAAATATAGTCAAGAGTATTGTAGGAAGAATTTAAGAGAGAAGGTTATTAGAAACATTTGTTATAGTAGTAACAATACTTTACGTTATAGGTAGCTACTTAAAAATGACACCTAAGGTTAAAGATTGGAGTATTCCATATATCTTAAGTTAGCAGGGACTATATTTTCTTGTACAATACAAAATAATATAGAAATGATTACAATCTTACAAGGTTAAATGTTAAAAGGAATAGATATATCAATGCATAATGGAACAGTGGACTTTAGTAAGGTTAAACAAGATGGAATAGATGTAGTCATTATAAAGGCTACTGAAGGAGTGCAATATATAGATACACTATTTGAACAGCATTATAAAGGAGCAAATACGGCAAGTTTAAATATAGGTTTTTATCATTTCATGAGTGAAAAAACTTCTCCAACTCAACAGGCTATTGATTTTTGGAATGCTATAAAAGATAAGAAATTCAATGTATTACCTTGCTTAGATATTGAAACTAATAAATTAGGAAGAAGTAAAACACAAATTTCAGATAGATGTATAGAGTTCTTAGAAAAATTTAAAGAATTAAGTGGTTTAGATTGTATGATCTATACAGGTGGATATTTTGGAAGAGATAATTTATATAGTAGAGTAAAAAATATCCTGGTTGGATAGCTCATTATGGGTAAATAAGCCTATGGAAAATGGATTTAGGTTTGTGGGACATCAATACACAGAAGATGGAAGAACTCCAGGAGTTAAAACTAGAGTAGATTTAAATAACTTTACAGAAGAAATATGTATTAGTTCTGTGATAAAATCAGTTTAAAAACCTTCTGCATCAAATAAAAAACATTTATGGGAATTAAGTATAAGTTGACAAGAGGTAAAAAATCTTCAAACTGAATTAAATAGACAATTTGATTCGGAATTAAAAGTAAATGGCTATTTCGGTCAAAGCACATTAAATGCTTGTATTACTGTAAGAGAAGGTACAAAAGGTAATATTACTAGACTTATACAACAAATATTATTAAATAGAGGATATACAAGTTTAAGTTCTAATGGAGGGAACGATAGTTGTTTTGGACAAAGAACAACTATAGCTATAAAAAATCTACAGAGGAATAAAGGTTTAAGTATAGATGGAATAGTTGGCAAGAATACATGGAAAGCTTTATATAGTAAATAAGTTTTAAAAAGAGCTGTAGAGATTAATTTCCTTACAGCTCTTTTTCATTTATTATATGTACAAATACTTTCTTTTTTTAAATACTTTCTTCTCTATATGTAAGAGTGTTTTTATCTGCATCAATTGAGCATATTCCCTCTACACTTTCAATATACTCATAATAAGTTATTTTCCCATAGGAAAAACCTGCATAAATTCCTGGGAAAAAGATCCCCCTTTCTTTATCATCTTTATTAATTAACAAAACATAAGCACTACCTTTAACATAACATTCATTTTGGAAAAATTTTAATAAACTTTCTTTAGTAATTTTATTAGGATAAAAATATCCTACTTTATATTTTCCAATGGTTTTGCTATTTTCTATTATTGGTTTAGTAGATAAAGTACTTATCCCATCAAAGTCACTTTTAATGAATCGATAATTAGAATAATAATAAATTGATAAAGCAACTAATATTATAATAAAAATACCTAATAAAACAAAAAACTTTCTCTTAGTAAAAAACTTCATAAAAAACTTCATAAAACACCTCCCTTCTATATTCTAGTAGTTAAATTTTATTAATATATAAAGGCTATTAAATTGCACAATATATGTATAATTGCCATTACCCAATAAATAGATAATTTCTTGCTTTTATAAAATATATAAGCATAATTAAAAATAAATGCTGTTGGAACTATAATTAAAATATAATAAATACTATAATTATGTAGCCCTGCAAAAATTAAAGATACCATTAACCAATTTAAAAGATCATCCTTTATAAATTTCCTAAGTATTCTTATCATTAAAATTAAAAGCCCTGTTTCAAATAATGGACCTAAGATTATAATGTCAGAAAAAATAAATAAAAAAGAATACTCATTAGTATTTGGTCCACTTATCATAGAATCTGTAACATTAAAAAGATTAAAAATAAATATAAATATTGAATCTGATATCTCACATAATAACACAGATAATAAAATAAATTTAAAATCAGATAATTCATTTATTCTATCTTTAAATGTTTCAAACTTGCTCAAATTAGTCACCCCCAACCCAACTAATTATACATAAATTGATAACAACTTACATTTATATTTTGTTTACAAAATAAAAGAACTGCGAAAACCTCAATCTTCACAGTTCTTTTCATTTAGACTTAGTATTATACAATTATATTAATGTAATGAGTTTTAGCAACTTGTAAAAGATGCGGATACTGCATATAAATAAAATTAATTATCTAATAGAAGTTAGTTTAACTGTAGATAGTATTTTCTATTAATAAACTGTTTACATAATAGAAAAATATGAGATGGTAAAATATAGTTATAAACTAAGGAGGAAATGTAATGGGATTTTTAAATAAATTAGTAGAAAAAGAAACTTTTAGCTTGCTTTAAATAATTATATCTAGTAATAGTGCCTACATTTTGTTAATGTTATATAAATATATGATTTTTTCTACATTGATCTACCAATAAATGATATTATTTATATGTAACTATTTTACAATTAAAGGGGGATTTAAAATGATATCAAAAAACACATTACAAATTTGTTCTATATCTTTATGTTGTTTGATTAGTTCATCTATTTTTGTTCCTACTCTTACAGCTAATGCTTCAAATATACAGCCTTCTAATCAAGAGACTGTACAAAAGTAAGTAATCAAAAAAATAAGATGTATCAAGAGCTTATTAAGAAAGCGTCACCTTATATTAAACTAAATGATTACAAATTTTCTTTATCTTCTGAAGGTAAAGAAAAACTTAGTAAAGTAGAGAAAGAGATAGTTTTAGATCAATTGAACATAATGAATTCAGAATTAAAAAAAGTTAAACAAGCAAAAAATACTAACCAAAATCCAAATTTATTTACATTACAAAAAACTGATTCTGTTAAAGTATCAGTTTATGAAAATCAAAATACCGAAAATACACATGGATTTTTAATGCTATATTCTACAAGTAGCTACATTGATGTTGATTACAAATGGTGAGGGGCACAAGTCTATTTTTCTTCAAGAGCTATTAATGATTTAAATGATTACTTCTCTGTTGCAGGAATAGCAAGTGGTTTTGGTGCAGGTGAAGCATTAGGAAAGTTTTTAGCTAAAAAAGGTGTTGGTTTAGCTGCTAAATTCCTTGGACCAATATCACTATTTGGAGGAGCAGTAGGTTGGGCAATGAGTAAAGTCGATAAGGGGAATGGCGTATGTCTTAATTGTGTTTTATATGTTACCGCAACTATAACACCAGCTTAATAATTAGGAGGATTTATTTTGATATATTTAATTTTCTTTGTATTTTTTTTACTTTCGTTATGTTTTATTGCTTTTTATAAATTTATAAGAAATGATTATAATAGTAATTTTTTATATTTTCTTTTAAATGAAGTCAATTTGAAATTTTTAACTGATACAAGCTATATAAATGAATCATACAGTAAAATAAAAAATATACTTGTTTTAGAACTTATACTATTTTCAATAATCACTTTTTTCTTTTGTTGGACATTTTATTTAGATTATACAACTATAGTATAT